TCAAGCTTCGGCCGCGCGCTTCTGGAAGTGCGGACTGTGGTGCCAGTAGACGTCTTCGACCATCTGCACGGTCATGCTGGCGGCGTCGGCGACTTCCTCGAGGCTGAGGCCGGATTGCACCCACCAAGTCACACGGGTGTGGCGCAGGATGTGCGGCGTCACTTCCTTGCCTAACCCGCCGCCTTCGACGGCCGCGTACCAGGGCTTGCGCATCTTCTGGATCGGCTGGCCTTCGTATGCGACGACGTGCCAGTGATCAGTGCAGGGTTTGCGGTTCTGTTCGGCAACGGCCTTGCGCTTCTCGGCGTCGATCCGGTGCCAGCGGCGAAGGTGCGCAAGGATCCTGCGGTTAAGTTTCAGCGGGCCACGCCGTTTGCTGGTCTCCTCCTCGCCGGCCCCGCGCCGATAGAGCACGCCGCTGTCGAGGTTGACCCAGCCGCCGTTGACATTGGCCATCCACTTGATGGCGAGGATCGCGGCGTGCCTCGTGCCGGTGTAGAGGCCGAGCAGGATGAAGCGGGCGCAATGGCGGTTGACCGCGCTTAGGTCGCGGCGCCAGCGGCTATGCTCCTCGCGTGTGGCGAGGTCCGTCCAGGTCAGCTTGTACCAGCCGAGCGCACCAGCGAGCAACCTGGCGGCGGCGCTGCGCGTCAGCCAGTGCTGGCGAGGCGGCGACTTCGGCGGCAGAGTTACAACCGGGATGCTGTCGAGCGGACCGTGCTCGCGGTGCCAGTAATTGATCGCCGCCGACAGGACCGCCAGCTCGCGGCGGATCGACCCTGGCTTGATCTTCTTCCCGCGTAGCGCCGCATATTCTCGGCAGGTCGCGCCCCTGATATCGGAGAGCTTGCGCTGCCCCCAGTAGGGCAGCAGGGCCGCGATATTGTAGCCAGCCATCTCCGGGCTGGAGCCGCGCGTGTTAGGCGCATGCTCCCGGCCATAGGCGGTCAGGACCTCGGCGACGCTGAGGCGAGTTGGACTACTTTGGCTGACAGGCTCGAACTTGTCCGCGAGGTATTGCGCGAGTGCTTTTTCAGCGCCTGTGCCGTCATCAGCGCGGCAGCCTGTGCGGATAGATTTCTCGCCGTCTCGGATGATCCAGACGGCTTCGTCTTCGCGGAGGTAGAGCCTTGGGGGCTGTCTTTTGCGCGGCATGTTTTCACCATCATCCCCTTGATGCCCTGCGGGGTCACGAAGTCTTGCCGCCCGATCCGCATGATCGTCAAGGTCCCCCGGCCCGCCTCGGCGCGCAGCGTCTTCGGAGTGATCGTGTTGCGAAAGAACATTTCGCACGCCTCTTTCAGCGTCAGCGGCGTGTCGTCGGTTACCTCCATTGTCACACCCGCATCGGCATGATGACGACGCGGCGGTCGTCGAAGGTGGTGGCGTTGATGACGATGGGCGAGCCCGCGTCAAGGATGGCCAGCTCGACCGTCTCGGCATCGAGATTGGTCACCATGTCGATCAGGTAGCGACCGCTGACGCCGATCTCTTCAGTCTTGGAACCACCCAGCGAAGAATGCGGGCAGGCGTCGCGGCCCTCGGCCTGCGTCTCGCCGGGCAGGCTGCGGAAGATGATCTCGGTTTCGTCGTCATCCGAGACGTTGAGCCGGATCGATTTCGCCTTGCTGCTGCCGGCGGCGGCGATCGCATTCTCGATCGCGGCAACCAGGCTCTTGGCGTCGTAGCTGTGCGTCGACGCCCGCGTAGGCATGACCCGTCGCCAGTCGGGATAGGTGCCTTGCACCAGCTTGGAGATCAGCGTCGTCTCGCCACCGATAACGGTGATCCGGTCGGAGGCTTCGCCGGCGGTGATCGCGATCGACAGCTCGTCTGCGCCGTCGAATAGCTTGGCGATTAGGCCGCACGTCTTGGTGGGCACGGTGACGCCCTTCATCGCCGGCGTCAGGCCGGGCGCGTCGATGTGGCGGCCGTAGAATTTGTGGCCGTCCGTGGCGCAGGCGACTAGCTTGGCAGCCTCACCCGGCTTGCCGATCGTGCCGCATTCGAGGTGGATGCCGCAGAGGTAAGCCCGGTCGTCGCCATCGTGGATCGCAGGTGTCATGGCGGTGAAGACGCGCGCGATCTCGGCGCTCTTCACCGTGAAGGAATGCAATTCACTATCGTGCGTGAAATCCGGGAACGGCGACGGATCGAGTGTTGGCAGGGTGAAGCGCGACCGGCCGGCCGAGATCACCAACTCGTAGGGCTGATAGTCAAGCTTGACCTCCCCCTTGTCCTTGAGCCGCCCCATGACGGCCGCCAGTCTGCTGGCCTCGACGCAGAGCGGACCGGCATCGCCCTCTGCGGCGATCGATGTGGTGACACGTACGTCGAGGTCAGTCGCGACAAGGCTTGCTCTACCGTCCGCCACCTCGATCAGCACGCAGGCGAGAATGGGGTAGCCGCTGCGCTTCTCGATCGCACCTACCGCCTTGCCGATCGCCGCAGCGAACGGCTTTGCCGCGAGGATGGCTGTCAAAGCAGGTCCTCCGGCTTGAGATCGCCAAGGCCTGAGAAATCGCGGCCGAGTGCAATTTCAAGATAGTGAAGTGCCTCCCTGCGGTCGCCGCGCTGCCACCAGTCCGCTGCGTCGACAAGCGCCGGCGGATAGTCAACCTCAGGCCCATCATCCGCGTCGACCTCGGGGTCGATGTCGGCCCACTCCTCGATCAGCTCCTGCTGCTCGATTTTGCCGACGCCTATCCGGCGGTTCAGTTCCTCGATCAGTTCGGCGTTTTCGAAACGGACCAAGTCGGGATGGGCCCCAGCGGGCGCCGGTGCGGGGTTCGTAGCAGCCGATGCTGCGCTCATGACCGTCATGATACCCTCCTTAGGCCGGCTCGATAGGCGTCGATCGACAAGCAATCGAGCGCCTTCAGAAACTCCTCCTCGACCTGGTCGCGGCGGATGAAGCGTATCGGCTTGCCGGGCAGCGGCGGCGCCGATGGCACCCAGGCCGGTCCCTTCCCCTTGACGACGTCGCGGTATTCGGTGGCGAGCGCCCTGGCGTCGGCGAGGTCGACGGCCGCGGCGATATCGGCGGTGGGCTGGGGCAGATTGAACCGTTCCCAGACGGCCATCAGGATCCTGCGCTCTAGTCCCACGACGTCGGCGCCCTGCGCCTGCAGCCATGCCTTGAACGGCGTCGAGAGGTCGCGCGTCACCGATTCTGCAGCGTCGTGCAGCAGGCCGTAGATGCGCCATTCCGGCTTCGGGATGGCATTGGCGACGATCAGCGAGTGCTGGGCGACCGACAGGTGCCAGTGCGTGTTGTTGGCCCAGCGACCCTCGCCGCTGAGCTGCCACGCTAGGGCGCGCGGCTCGATCATTTCGGCCATCGGATTGTCGAAATCGAAGCAGATGCCGGCGGCCGTGAAAACCCAGAACGGCGAGAGTTCTCCTGAGGCGCGCGTATCCATCACGCCACCTCAAGCTTGTGTGTGAAGCCGTGCTTCTCCGACGTCTGGTTGAACTTGGCAACCACCGCCGAGCCAAGGTCGATATCAGCGGACCAGGCGATGCCATCGATGCTCTCGACCGCATACCTGACCATGCTCTCGAACCGGCGAATTTCCTCCCAGCCCCGGTCCCTGAAGCCGCCATCCTCCCAAAAGAGGGCGAGGCGTCCAAAGCGGGCCAAGGCACGCGCGCCGTGCTTTTCGAGCCCGGCAGAAACAGCGCTGAAATGTTGAACAGTGCCAATGCGAAGACCGTCGAAGTCCTTGGCGAAACGCTCTCCCGCGAATGGGTAGGTGTTCGTCGCGGCACAGAGCAGATCGAGGTAGATCATCGCATCGGCCAGTTCGTCGGCGAGGTCGCTGCGGAGCTGCGGCACGTCCTTGCTGTTGCCGATCAACCCGTCGCGCTCTCGCGCCAGCTTCTTGATGAGGTTAAGGGCCTCGCCCAGCTCTCCCCCGGCAGCCACGATCCAGTCGGCCAGCGACCAATGAGCGAGATCATGTTTCCAGCCGTTGACGCACCGATCGACGTTGACCCGCCGCAGCATCTCGAACGAGAGGGCGCTCATAATGCAGCACCGGCGAGGCGTTTGCCGACTTCGACCATGAACTCGGGCCAGAGGTCGCCGATCTCGGCAGCCGTGTAGCCGTTGCGGCGGAGAATGGCGGCGACTTCCGGGGACTGCGACAGAGCGTCGGTGACCAGGCTCGCGGCCCGATCGACACGGTCACGCCGATATTCGGCGTCGGCGTCCCAAGGTTTGCCCGATGTGACCGGTGCATCCTGCCGAATGACGTAGGTATCGGCGATCGCCTTGGCCTTGGGAAACTCGGCACCGATCTGCTGGCGCGTGAAACCGGCATTGGCAAGGTCGCCATAGCTCGTCGCCTGGCCATCCTTGGCGAAGCTGAGAATGGTTTCGGCCATGCGCTCGGCAACGGTCGGTTCGCGGTCAGTCTGCCCGGCGAAGGCGACGGGCGTCGAAGCAAAAGAGTGGGGAAGTTCGGCCGCAAAGGCGGCAATCGAAGCGTCGAGCATCATGCCCTCCAGTGATGAAACTGGCGAGCATGTTGCTATTGGTGGAACAAACAGTCAAGGATATTTGTTGCTGTCAGTGGAACGGCAATGATCCCGTATGCTGTAACATCATGTGCCGCTTTGGCTTTTCCATTTTGCTAGCATGTCACTGTATGCGGTGCGGACGCCGTCGAGAGGCGTTCCCTCGTTATAGACGTTGCACTCCGGAAAGCCGTTGTCCGCCTCTCGAACGTAGACGCTGCCCGAAAGAACAGCCTGAATGCGTTGAGGCATCGGCAGCTGATCTATCTCCTTGCCGTCCACCGATTGGCGATGCGGTCCTATGTGGTCGGGGCAGGCGTCAGCGTCGAAGGTCGGGTTCATCATAAGTCGCGACCCCTTGGCGTCCACTCGGAAGACCGGCTCCGCGGAGGACATGTCCTTCCAATCGTTCATTGCCCCAGGGTCAGAATAATAGGTGACCGTGACTTCGCAGTTGGCCTTTTCCACGAGCTTGCCATACGGATCACGCTGGTCGCCTTCACAAAGCACATTCCATTTTGGCTTGCCAAAGCCATTGTCCGCCGTGCGCTGCTCATCCGGTGGGAGGCCGTTCAAGCTGGTACAGCCTGACATAGTCAATGCGAGCAAAGCTGCCAAACCGAGCGATTGTCTCATGACGCTTTCCTTAGCCCCTCGATCATTGCGAATACCGTCGCCTGCTTTTCGGCTGATAGCCCCTGAAGGGTGTCCATGATCGACCAAACTTGGCTATTAGGGTCCCGCATAATGAGGTCAGCAGGCCCGCAGCCGAGACACTCGGCCAAAGCCTCAAGGATCGGCTGCGTGTAAGCCTGCCTTGAGTTTTCCAACCGGCTCAACGTTGATTTGGAAAAGCCGAGCACATGCTCTCGCATCCGCTCGACCAGTCGATCCTGGGACAGCCCGCGGTATTCCCGCCATTGGCGGATAAACGTCGGCTGAAGGGTCGGCTTTAAGTTGCTGGTACGCTTCATTGTTCCACTGTACGGAACATCGCAACGCTACGCGTTATCACCAATAGCAACATCGAGCTTGACAAGGTGTTCCTGTTAGTGGAACGTTCCTGCCCATGGAACATCCACTTCGCACCCGCCGGATCGCCGATAAGCTGAGCGTCGAAGCGCTTGCGGAGCGCGTCAATGTCGCGAAATCCACGATATCTCGCGTGGAGACTTGGTCGGCCGACCCTTCGTTCGAACTCGTCCGCTCGCTGATTCTTGTCTTCCCGGGCCTTACGGCCAACGACTTCATGGAGCCGGTCGAGCACAGCCAGGTCGCCAATGCGTGACGATCGCGACTGCTTCGATCCTGACTTCTCACCGTCTTGGGCCACGACGCATTCGCGCCGTCTGCCGTCGATGCCGCTCCGCATCCGGCTTGTCTGGGCCGGCCTCGGCCTCGCGGGCACCGTCGCCATGGTCATGGCCGCCCTTCTGGTGAGAGGCTGACATGGCGCTCTCACTTCGCATTTCCCTTTCCGGTTCGGCGCGCCTGATCAGCAGTGCCGGGGCCGGGCTGTCCGCGCGCCGCTCCCTCCTCCCTGGCGAGCGCGCGGGCAGCCCTTTTTCGCACGGCGACGAGCGCGGCGTTGGCATCGATCAGGGTTTCGCTCGGCTGGTAGGGCAGGGGCTTTTCCATGCCCTAAAGATCGCATCGGCCGCCGGGCGTTTCATGTGTTTGCCGGCGGCTCATTTGCCACATGAGGCCGCATCATGCTGACCGATGCTCAACGGCTCGGCATCCGTATCGTCTGCGGCGACTTCTATGAGGCGGTGCGCAAGCATTGCGTCGAAGTGTCAAGCCGCATCCGCCGCGGCGGATCGTTCCGCGACTATCCCAAGCCGGAACTCGACAACCGTTTCATCCCCTTCGACGTGGCGATCGAGGCGGATCAGTTCCTGATCGCTCGCAACGCCGAGCCGATGTTCGTGCCCATGGCGGCACGGCTGATCGGCAAGGTTCTGGTCGATGCGCCGCGCTCGCCCGATCCGCGGCAGCGTCGCGCCGACTATTGCGACATGGCCCGCGAGACAGGTGAAGCCCTCGCAGCTGTTGGCGTCATCGTCAGCCGGTCGAAGCGCAAGGAAAGCGAGACGCGGCGGGCCATTGCCGAAATCGACCAGGCGGTACGGGCGGCGCTCGAAATGCGCGCCGTGCTCGAGGCTGAGCTGGAGACGCCAGATGCTTGAATTCCATCCCCTTGCCAACCTGTTTCCGCTTATCGAAGGCGCCGATTTCGACCGTCTGGTTGAGGACGTGCGGGCCAACGGGCTGCTCGAACCCATCGTCATGCTCGATGGGAAAATCCTCGACGGCCGTAATCGCTATCGCGCCTGGAAGGCAGGCAGCGACATGGCCAGCGGGAGCCAGCAGGCGACATTTCGGACGTTCGATCCCGAGACCGAAGGTGATCCGCTCACCTGGGTGCTGTCGAAGAACCTCCACCGCCGACACCTAAACGATGGGCAGCGCGCTGCCGTCGCAGCCGAGATCGAGGGCTACAGACACGGCGGCAAGCGCGGCGGGCAAGATGCAAATGTGCAGCTTGATCGCCAGAGCGCCTCCGATCTGATGAGTATTTCGCCGCGCTCGACCGCGACGGCCGCCAAGGTGAAGCGCGAGGGCACGCCGGAACTTTTCGCCAAGGTGAAGAGCGGCGAGGTCGCGCCTTCGGTCGCCGTCAAGCTGCTGACCCTGTCGCCGGCGCAGCAGCTCGAAACGCTGCGCACCATCGAGCCGCGCAAGCTCAAGACGGTGGCGAAGCAGGTTGCCCGGAGCGAGACTGAGCGGCGGCTTGGCGAGAAGCAACGGGCGCTGCCGGCCGAGTTGTTCGGCCTGATCTATGCCGACCCGGCGACGCGCTTTGAGCCGTACAGCCGCGAAACCGGCATGGATCGCGCCGCCGACAATCACTACCCGACGCAGACGATCGAAGAGATCATGGCACTGCCGGTTGGCACGCTGGCCGCGCCAGATACGGTGCTCGCCTGCTGGTCGACCGTGCCGATGCTCTGCGAGACGCTGCGCGCCATCCGGTTCTGGGGCTTTGAGTACAAGTCGCATTACGTCTGGGACAAGGTGCATATCGCGCCTGGCTACTGGAACCGTAACCGGCACGAAATCCTGATCATCGCGACGCGCGGAAAACCGCCTGCGCCGGCGCCCGGCACGCAGTGGGACTCCATCATCGTCGAGCAGGCGCGCGAACACTCGCGCAAGCCCGACAAAGCCTACGAAATGCTGGAGGCCTATTACCCAACCCTGCCGAAGATCGAGCTGAATGCCCGCATCGCCCGGCCAGGCTGGAAACGCTGGGGCAATGAGGCTCCGGAAGAGAATTCGCCGGCGACGGCGAGCGGTGGTGCTGGCAATGCGCTCCTAACGGCACCATCGGCGGCGGAAGTGGATGCAAACGCATCCGCCGCGACCCCGCCGGAGGTGCCTCCAAAGGCCTCCGGCGGGGTCACCGATACCAACGCCATCATCCGCGAGGGATATGGCCGTAACGCCCCGCTCGCCGAGTTGGTGAGACTTACCGGCCTCAAGAACGAAAACGCCGTCAAGCAGCGCGCCAAGCGCATGGGGCTTGGCGATCGTGCTCGGCAGATCGCCGCCGTCAGCGGGCCTCGCCACCGGGAGGCGGTGTGATGGCGACCTGGCGCGAAGTGGCTTCGCTCAACGAGGCGCATCCCGACTGGACGGCGCAGATGATCGCCGTCGAGCTGGAATGCGACCCTGCCTACATACGGGCCACCGGCAGGCGCAAGAAGCTGAAGTTCGCAAAGGCGCGCTACGGCTTCTCAGTCGATCTCGAATTCATCCGACGCGAAGTCCGCGCAGCCGTCGATGACCTCGGGGAACTCGATCGCGCCCTGGTCAAAGGTGAATCCATCAACGGCATGCGCCGCCGCATCGCCGAGGTCCGCGCGCTGCTCGACCAGGCGGCCAAGCCGCGGGAGCGGTTCAATTGACCGGCCGCCGGGAAGCGATCCGGCAGAGAATCATGGCGCGCGTCGAGATCGTGCCGGCGCCGGAATGGCTGCCGCCCGAGCTGGGTCCCTGCCATATCTGGACCGGCCCAACGTCCGGCGAGGGTCGCGGCGGCGATTATGGCCGCATGTCCCTCGACGGGCAGACGGTCGCCGTACACCTCGTCAGCTGGACCAATGAGCACGGCTTCGTGCCGGGCAAGAAACAGCTCGATCACCTCTGCCGCCGGCGTCGGTGCGTGAACGATCGTCACCTCGAACTGGTGACCCATAAGCAAAACCAGAAGCGCCGGGACCTCGCCCGTCAAACGGGGGGGGGGGGTCGCCTTCGGCTGCGACTTCGGACCTGTCGGAGGCGGACTAGATGACCGCGCTCCAGACCAAGGCGGCAATCGTGATGTTTGAGAGCGGCCATTTCGACACGGCCGATATCGCCGCGCTGCTCGGCGTCGCCGAAGCCGTCGTCGCCCGCACGCTGCAGGCGAGCCGCGACGTCGTGCGCAAAATGCACCGCGAGCTGATCGAGGCGGTGCGGTGAATGTGGCTCTACATCCCGAACACGTCGACCTCATCAGCCTCTGCACAGGGGGGGGTGGACTCGATCTCGGGCTCGAACTCGCTCTGCCAGCGGTTCGAAGCGTCGTTATGGTGGAGAGGGAAGCCTTCGCCGTCTCGCACCTGGTCCACGCGATTGAGCAAGGTCTCCTGGCTCCAGCAGCTATCTGGTCGGATGCCCGATCCTTCGACGGCCGCCCATGGCGCGGCATCGTGGATGGCCTCATTGGCGGCATCCCGTGCCAGCCACACTCAATGGCCGGCCGGAAGCGCGGATCGCTCGATACCCGCGATCTTTGGTCGACCGCTCGGCGCATCATCGTTCAAGCCCGGCCATGGCTCGTCGTCATCGAGAATGTCGCCGGAATGCTTGCGGCGGGGGCTGACGAAATCGCTGGCGCCGAGCGCGTCATTCGAGACCTACGCCGACTTGGTTTCGCGGTTGAGGCTGGACTGTTCACTGCGGCGGAGGTCGGCGCCAGCCACCAGCGGGAACGCCTCTTCATCGTCGGCGTGGCCGACGCCTTCAGTGATGCTCACGGGCGAGCGGACGTCGCCGCAAGCGTTCGAAGCGCGGCGGCTCAGGCTCAAGGCGAAACATGGGTCGCGGACAGGGAACGGGGCAGGCCCAGATCTGGCGATGATCGCCAAGCAGTGGCCGACGCCGACCGCTGTGATTCATCGATCGGTCTATGCCTCGGAGGAGACGCACTGTCGCAACGCACGGCCACTTCAGGAATTCGTCGGCCTATGGGCGACGCCAACGTCGTCGGAGAACTCCAATCGGACAACCCAGATGGCACCGTCGCACGGCAACGGTCATGGGATCGTGCTGGCGGGACAGGCGGCGGATTTCTCCAAACGATGGGCGACGCCTCGATCGCACGAAGTGGGGCAATATCAGAACAGCAAGGGGAACAAGTCGAAGCCCGTAAGCACATTGACAGGCCAAGCCCTTTCCCTCCCGGACCGGCCGATCTCGACGGTTGGCGAGGAGTTCTCGCACATTCGCCGGACCTTGAACCCGCTGTTCGTCGAATGGCTGATGGGGTGGCCGCCAGGCTGGACCTCAGTGGGCCTCACGCCGCCCGCGTCGACCGTCTTCGCCTGCTCGGCAACGGCGTTGTCTGTCTGGAAGCAGCGTATGCGTTCAGCACTCTTGTCGCTCGGCTCGCCGATAAAGGCTCCGCCGGCGCAGCTTTCCTTCGTGATCTGATGGTGGCTGGCGATGAATAGACCGCTGCCCAAGCCTCCCGAGGCAGAGATCGTGGCCATGGCGGTGTTCGAGCCGGCCGGCACGCATTACCTCGAAGTGGCGATCGTCGGCACGCCGGTCGACGTCCTCTACACCCGCGACCAGGTCGAGCAGCTGGAAGAGAAGATCGCGGCGTTCAAGCGCGCCTCGATCATGGAAGACGTGCGGCCGGTCGAGCGCCTCAGGCGCCACAAGGAGCCGCTATGAACGCGCCATTCGCCCGGCCGGCGATCGCGCCTTCGGCGAGCTACAGGACGTTCCTTGAGCGCAAGGTGCGGATGGCCAGCGAGAACGGCTTTGCCATCGATCCTGACGAGGTCAACCCGATCCTCAAGCCACATCAGCGAGACCTGGTGGTGTGGGGCGTGCGCGGCGGCCAGCGGGCGATCTTTGCGGCCTTCGGCCTCGGCAAGTCGGTCATCCAGCTCGAAATCCTCAGGCTGATCCGTAAGCATTCCGGCAAGCCTGTGCTGATCATCGCCCCGCTCGGCGTGCGGCAGGAGTTCCGCCGCGACGGCCTGATGCTCAGCATCGAAGTCCGCTTCATCCGCTCCGCCAGCGAGATCGAGCAGGCGTTCGAAGGCATCTACATCACGAACTATGAGACGGTCCGCGACGGCAAGCTCGACCCGAACCTGTTCGGCGGCGTCAGCCTCGACGAGGCAAGTGTGCTCAGATCGTTCGGGTCGAAGACCTATCAGACGTTCCTCTCGCTGTTCGTCACGGTGCGTTACCGGTTCGTTGCCACGGCAACGCCCTCGCCGAACCGTTTCAAGGAACTCATCCACTATGCCGGCTTCCTCGGCATCATGGATACCGGGCAGGCGCTGACGCGGTTTTTCCAGCGGGACTCGACGCAGGCCAACAACCTCACGCTCTATCCTCACAAGGAACGCGAATTCTGGCTGTGGCTCAACAGCTGGGCCATCTTCCTGCAGCGGCCGTCCGACCTCGGCTATTCCGATGAGGGCTATGAGCTGCCGCCGCTGAACGTGATCTATCACGAGGTGCAGACGGACCTTGCCGATGGCGGCGAGGATCGGGACGGGCAGATGAAGCTGATGCGCGACGCCGCGATCGGCCTCAAGGATGCTGCCAAGGAAAAGCGCGATACGCTTCCGGCCCGCATTGAGGCGATGACGGCGATCCTCGACGGCGCGCCTGCGGATCACTTTCTGCTCTGGCACGATCTCGAGGACGAGCGCCGCGCGATCGAGCGCGCTGTGCCCGGCGTCGTCTCGGTCTACGGCTCGCAGGACCTCGAGGCGCGCGAACAGGCGATCGTCGATTTCTCGGATGGAAAATTCCGGCTGCTCGCCGCCAAGCCGGTGATCGCCGGCAGCGGCTGCAACTTCCAGCGTCATTGCCACAAGGCGATATTTCTCGGCATCGGCTTCAAGTTCAACGACTTCATCCAGGCGGTGCATCGCATCCAGCGGTTCCTGCAGGGCTTTCCGGTCGAAATCCACATCATCCATGCCGAGACCGAGCGCGAGGTTTTGCGCACGCTGCAGGACAAGTGGGCGCAGCACAACCAGATGGTGGAGACCATGGCAGAGATTATCCGCGAACACGGGTTGGCCACGCTGAGCATGTCGGACGTGCTGACCCGGTCGATCGGTACGGCGCGCGTCGAGGCGAGCGGGGCCGGTTGGCTGGTCGCCAACAACGATTGCGTCGAGGAAGCCAAGCTCATCGAGAGCGACAGCATCGACGAGATCGTCACCTCGATCCCGTTCTCGAACCACTACGAGTATACGCCGAGCTATAACGACTTTGGGCACACCGATGGCGATGAGCACTTCTTCGCCCAGATGGACTACCTGACGCCTGAACTCTACCGGATCCTCAAGCCCGGCCGGTTGGCCTGCATCCACGTCAAGGATCGCATCCTATTCGGCTCGGTTACCGGCATGGGCACGCCGACCGTCAACCCGTTCCACGCCAAGACGCTGTTCCACTACCAGTCACACGGCTTCGCCTTCATGGGCATGATCCAGGTGCAGACGGACGTGGTCCGGGAGAACAACCAGACCTACCGCCTCGGCTACACCGAAATGCTCAAGGACGGCAGCAAGATGGGTGTCGGCAGCCCTGAGTATGTGCTGCTGATGCGGAAGCTTCCGACCGATCGCGGCAAGTCCTATGCCGACGATCGGGTCGAGAAGCTGCCATCCGAATATTCGCTGGCCCGCTGGCAGGTGGACGCGCATTCGTTCTGGCGCTCGTCAGGCGATCGCCACCTGTCGGTCGACGAGTTGGCGCAACTGCGGCCCGAGGTGCTCAGCCGGCTCTTTACCGAGCAGACGATGCGGCAGGTCTACGATTTCAAGACGCATGTCGCGGTTGGCGATGCGCTTTCCGAGCGTGGCGCGCTGCCCAAGACCTTCATGGCGCTCGCGCCGGGCAGCAACCGCGACGATCTCTGGCACGACGTCAACCGCATGCTGACGCTCAACGGCGACCAGGCGCAGCAGAACCTCGAAAAGCACGTCTGCCCATTGCAGTTCGACATTGTCGACCGGCTGATCGAGCGGTTTTCCAACAAGGGCGACCTGATCTTCGATCCGTTCGGCGGGCTGTTCACGGTGCCGGTGCGGGCGATGAAGGCCGGCCGTCGCGGCCGGGCAGCAGAACTCAACCCCGGCTATTTCGCCGATGGCGTCAAATACTGCGTCGCGACCGAACAGGAAGTCTCGATGCCGACCCTGTTCGACCTGATGGGCGTCGAGGATGGGGAGAGAGCGTGATGCCGAAGCTGGCCTATGAGCAAGTCGATCGCGATCTAACTAGCCTTGTTGGTAACCGCGTCAGCGAGGCCATCAAGTCCGTAGTGCAGTTAGCTGACACGCCTGGCCAAGCCTACATAATCACCCAGTTCGCCGCCTCGGTAGCGCTGGCCGATGCCGCCGGCGCCTTCGCAGCTTGGCAGGGGATGGGCAAGGAAGAGGTCAACCCGATCAAGCTCGGCCATGCGGTCTTGCTCGCGATCGAGGAGGCGACCTGATGGTAGAGGTCACGTCCACCGACGATGTACAAATGGCGCGACGCGCCTATGACAATGGCTTTGAAGACGGATCGATCGCCGCCTGCAATGCGATCCTCGGCTTCATGCAGCGGCGCGGCATCGCCGGCGGCGACATCGTCCTAGCCGCTTGGAATGCAGGCGCGCTTATCGAAGCGCCACAGACGGTCGTTGTTGCCGATCCTGCGCCTCCGACCCTTATCCGCGGCGAGATAGGTGCTCCCAAGCTTGGCCGCAAAGAAGCAATCCAGTCGGGCTACACCGGCGACACGTGCACAGTCTGTGAATCCATCCGCGTCAAGCGAAATGGCTCTTGCCTCGTCTGCGAGGAATGCGGCCAGACGACGGGGTGTTCATGACACCGTCGCAGGCCATCGAGTTCCTCGAGAAGGAAGCCGTCAGCTGCGAGACGGCTGCGAAACGCTTTACCTACCTGGGTAACCCGATACGGCCGGAAACGCTCTCGATTGCACAACATAGTGCCGCGACACGCACCTTCTGGCAGCAAAAGGCCGAGTGCCTTCGTGCAATCCAATCGCTGATCGTTCACGGGGTTGTCCGATGAACCTGTCGCCGGAAGTTGAGGCGCTCAAGAACAAGGCCCTGCTGACCTCTACTGTGCAGTGGGCGAAAGAGCGCGGCTGGCCGCTTCGGCAGGTAGGTAACGAACTGATCGGGCCGTGTCCAAAGGCGGGGTGCGGTGGCCGCGATCGCTTCGGCATAAACATGACGACCGGCACATGGAATTGCCGGGTTTGCGGCGTCGGCGGCGACGTCATTTTCCTCGTGCAGCATGTCGAGGGATTGGCCTTCGTTGCTGCCCTCGAACGGATCACCGGTCAGAGTGCGGCGGCGCCCATCGATCCGGTCGAGGCGGAGGAAACGCGCCTCAAGAACGAAGAACATCAGCGCCAGCAGGATGAGATCGCTGATCGCAAACGCGAGGAAGCTCGGCGAGCGGGATGGGACATTCTCTGCAGAGCCGGCGCTAGCGACTGGTGGTGGAATAGTCCCGTCGGTCAATACCTGGCGCTGCGCGGCATGCCGGCCGATCGCTGGGGCAATGCGCTGATCCTCAAGTCGGTGCGCCTCTTCGTTATCCCCGAGCATCCTTATGTCGAGAAGGTCGGCAATCGATGGGTGGAGTTGCACCGAGGCCCGGCGATGATCGCGGCTGTGCGACGGCCGGATAGCGACGGGCCTTTTGCGACGCCATACGACGCGTTTGGCGCCGTTCATCAGACGTGGATCGACCTCCGACAGCCCAAGGGCAAGCTGGTGCTGCCGCCTGCCGAGGATGGCAAGGAATACCCATCCAAGAAAGTCAGAGGCAGCAAGAAGGGTGGCGCCATCAGGCTCTACACGCCCGATGATGCGCGCCGCATCGTCATGGGCGAGGGCATCGAGACGACGCTCACCGCGCTCGTGCACGCCTTCGATCATGGCACCGCGTATTGGGCTGGCGTCGACCTCGGCAACATGGCCGGCAAGGCCCTGCGAGGGCCGACAGGCGGTCTCGTGCATGACCAGCCTGACATGGATGACCTCGACTGCTTCCTGCCGCCCGACTGGTGCGAGGAGCTGGTCTATCTCTGCGACGGTGATGAGGCTGAAAAGCACACAATCGAGAAGGTGACGCGCGGGTTGCGGAGGGCGCAGCGCTATCGCGCCATGCAGCGCGCCGAGCAGCCGGAATTGCCGCCGCTGTCGATCAAGATGGTGCCGCCGGCCGGGCCCGACACCGATTTGAATTCTATCGCCATGGCCGAAGCGGCGGCCGTGGCGGACGACAAGGAAACGACAGACGCATGAACAGGGGCAGCAGGGGGGTGCGCGACGCCATGGCCAAGGCCACGGCGGTGGAGGACGTGCCATTCGATCCATCCAAGGTTACCGGTGCCAAGCCACGCCGCCGGCGTAAAGCTGCCGAAAGCGAAACCCTGCCACCCCATGGGAGCGATGAGGTCCGGCCCGACGACGGCATTCCCGATCTAGAAAAGCTCACGCCTGCGCAGTGGAAGATTCTCGAGGGTTGCGCCCGCTACGATGAGAACGATGTCGGCAATGCCAACCGGCTACTCGACTGGTTCGGCGATCGCGTGCTCAACGTGCAGGAGGCGGGCTGGCACGGCTGGACCGGTACGCATTGGGACGTCGAGACTGGTCAGTATGCCGTCGAGCGGTTCGCCCAACTCGTGAGCCCGCTTATCAAGCGCGAGGCAGCGCTGATCGAGGCCGACCCTGACGAGCTGCTGGCGATCGCCGAGGCCCTGAAGCTCAAGGAGCTTTTTCCCGACGCTCGGAAACGGCCGGTTGTTGCTGAGATCGTGCGCGTGATCGAAGGCGTGGCGACCTCGGTTGAGGTCGAGGTAAAAGACGCCATCAAGCGGGGTGAGGCAATCGCCAAGGCCGTCGCTAGCCGGCGCGCTGGCCGCTTTCAGTTCGGCATCAAGACAGGCGACCGCGCACGCACCAAAGCGATGATCGACCAGGCGGAGCCGCACCGCTCTGAACTGCCGCGGATCATGGATTCCGACGATTTCGCGCTCAACACGATGTCGGGCACGTTGCGCTTTGCGCGTCAGCCTGATCCGGATTGTCCCGATCCCGATGCGGCACGCTATATCGTGACACGGCGGCTCGATCCGCACGACCCTGCTGACCTCATCACCAAGGTGACGGCCGCCAGGTATGTTCCGAAGGCGACCGCGCCGAATTTCCTGCGCGACCTTAAGCGCTTCATGCCCGAAACCGACACGCGCGAGTTTCTGCAGGTGTTCATCGGCTACTGCGCGCTCGGTGTCACTGGCGAGCAGGTCTATGCCTTCTTTTACGGCGACGGGCAGAACTGGAAATCCATGTTCACCCAGACGATCGGCAAGGTCTTCGGCATCTATGCCAAGCCGATGATGTACTCCTCGATCTCGGGGCAGAACACGCCATCTGGCGACAAGCCAAGCCCCGACTGGGCGCGTTTGCCCGGCGTGCGCTACCTGACGATCGAAGAGGTACCGCGCGCCGAACCGCTCAAGGAAGAGCTGATCAAGATGGTGACTTCCGGCTCCGATATGCCCGTCCGCCACCTCAACAAAGGCCTGTTCGACATGGCGCCGAAATTCACGGCGATCATGATCTCGAACGCCGAGCCGAACATCAAAGGTGCTGATACCGGCATCTGGCGGCGCACGCTCATCGTCCATTGGGAAGAGAAGGTGCCTGACGCCGAAAAGCGGCCGTTTGACCAGGTGCTGGCCATGTACGTGGCCGAGCGTGAAGGGATCCTCAACTGGATCGTCGAGGGCATCGAAAAGTATCTGGCGCACGGTCTGCAGCCGTTCGTCACCGACAAGATGCGAGCCTTCACCGAGAGCGTCAGGCGCGATCGTGACGCGGTCGGTGCCTATGTCGATGACTGTGTGCGCCCTTCGGCCGTCGACGGGCACTTCGTGACCTCACGGCGGCTCTATCAGGGTTTTAAGAGCTGGTGCGCGGCGAACGGTATCGATCCGATGCCGTCCGAGACGTCGTTCGGGCTCAAGATCAAGCGCGTGCCCGTCGAGGGCATGCCGATGGAGAAGCGCAAGCGCAGCCTCCATGGCGTGAAGATATTCATAGATATCGAGCTTCACGACGTTCCCGATGATGACCAGCCGCCTTCCTATCGTGGTCCCGCACCCCCTGATGAGTAGTGGTTTCGTGGCCAAAACCCGCACCCAAAGGTGCGGGTCAGTAGCGGGTTTGGGTGAGAGTTGACAGGCGAAATGCTGAGTAAAAACAACGTAGGGGTGCGGGTGGTGCGGGTTTCGCGCGCGCGACTGACGTCATGTGGGGAACGGGGTGGCGACCGATGATGACTGCGGCCAATGTGCGATGCGCGGCATAAACTATCACCACCCGCTTTTCCCTTAGCCGCACCTGACTTTGACCCTCACCTAACCATCACCAAACCATCACCCGACTATCACCTGATCTAAATAGAGGAAAAAATGAGCCAGCTAGAACGCAAGCCAGCAGCGGCAAGGGAGCAGCGAGATATCGAGTGGCTCGTGAACTGGGCCTTGGAAAAGCAGGGGCTCGGCTATGACGACAGCGCTGGGGCTGTTTCGAGTGGCGGCGGTTGGCAGGCGCTAGGCACGCGGATCGATGGCGGCGGGTTCGGCGGCATGGGTGCATCGCAACAATTGCCGCACGCCGATGCGATGATCATCGTTGAGGCGTTGAACTCGATGAGGCGCGATAGCCGTGTAGCCAAGGCTGCCGATCTCGTTGCCGTCTATGGTCGAGCGGGCATTCAGCCGGATTGGGGCAAGGATGGGAGCGGACGATGGCAACTGGTGCGCAAGAACAAGGCCGGACGCTCGATCGCGGTCAAGCGTTTCGCCGACCAGACGCGCCGTCGCGGCCTGCTTGGCTTCGAATGGGAATGGGTTGGTCACCAACCTGAGACGCTCGACCTGATGATGATCGAATGGTCGGCGTGGCATACGGCGCTCATCGAACTGCGCAACCTCATCAACCAGAAGATGACGACATACAACGCTGTCGGGCCAGCCGCACCGGATAGCCCGTGGGATGTCGGTCATGTCGCCGATGATATGGATGCAACCGCAGCCTGATGATGATGGGCCTTGCGGTTGGAGAAAAAATTTGACAGTACTTGGGACAACGAATTGGGAATCACGAGGCGCGCTGCCGGCAACGGTGGCGCGCTTCGCATTTGGGCCGATGGTCCGTGCACGTGCTGCCCGCCGCCAACCTGCAAATTTGCATGTTGCACCACCCCGCCATGGGTCAACGGGTCCTTCCCAGTCCTCAAAACGTATGCGGGACGTCAAAGCGCATGTGCTTTGTAGTTTGGCCATTTTCGCACAGGGTTGACGGGGTTGACGGACGTGCTCGCGGCGGTTGACGGCCAGTTGACGGAGAGCCTCGTCTGGGTCTCGCTGTCCGAGGCGGCGCAGCGCCAGCAACCGCCGATTTCGAAGCAGGCGATCCACAAGCGGGTGACCAGGCTGGTGGCGGCCGGCCGGTTGTCGACGAAGCCCGGCCCGCGCGGCACGGTGCTGGTAAACATTGTCGCACTCAACCGGGCGATCGCTGAGGAGACGGACCCGGCGCAGGATCTGCGCAACAACCGAGCCCCAGCCCCGGTCGCCGATCACCTCGATCTCGGCGATGACGAGGATGACGCTGGCGAGGCGACTGATCGTAGCGCGCCTCAGGGCAAAGCCAACTACCACCGGTCCCGTGCCGAGCGTGAAGCCTACCAGGCCGAGAATGCCCGCCTCGACCTCGACGAGCGCCTCGACCGTCTTGCCGACAAGGACGACGTCGAACGACGCACCATGACCGCCTTCCGCCGCGTGCGGGACCGCCTCCTCGCCTTCCCCGCCACCGTCGCGGAAAAGGTCACGGTGGCACCTGATGCCCGCGCCGTCCGCGCGATCCTGACCGACGAAATGCGGCGCATGCTTGACCAGCTCGCCGGCGAGCTTGACCACCTGGATGATGATGGCGACGACCTCGACGCTGGCGACCCGCACTGACAGCGATCGTCGCATCCGCGGTAATGGCCGTGTCGTCTATCGTGGCGCTGCCAACGGCATCCGGCCCGATCCGCAGGAGAAAGTCTCGAATTGGGCCGAGGCGTTTCGCATTGTGCCGGAGATCGGCGCTGTGCCTGGCCCCTGGCGCAACGACGTGGGGCCGTATCTGATCGAGCCGATGGATGCGCTCTCGCCGGATGATCCGTGCGAGCGCGTCGTCATCATCAAGCCGTCGCAGTCGGGCGGTTCGGCGGTCGGGGAAAACTGGCTGGGCTTCATCATGCACCGGGCACCGGGTCCGACGATGTATGTCGGCCCAACCGTCCAGGCGGCGATCGACTGGTACCAGGAGAAGCTCGAGCCGACGATCAACGCCACCCCGGTATTGTCGCCGGCGCGTGGTGGCACTGTGGCCCCGAAGCGGTCGCGGTCGGGCGAAGGCTCGACAACTAAGCGCGTCCGTTTCGCCGGTGGTTTCCTGCTCTTGTCCGGCGCCAACTCGGCGGCCACGCTCCGCCAACACTCGATCCGCTACATGGTTCGGGATGATCGCTCCGCCTGGACAGACAATGCCGATGGCGAAGGCGACCCGAAGGATCTGAGCGACGCGCGCCTTAAGACGTTCCGTGTCTTCGGCCTCGCCAAGGTGCTCGACGTATCCTCGCCGAAGCTGAAGGGCGCTGACATCGACGCCGACTACGAGCTCGGCGATAAGCGCCGCTACTACATGGCATGCAAGCGCTGTGGCGACCTCACCGATTTCGTCTGGGAAGACATTCAGAAAAACGACGCCGCGCCGTTCCGGTGCCACCTCATCTGCCCGAGTTGCGGCATGGTGCATTACGAGGGCGATAAGGCCGACATGATCTCGGTTGCCTCGGGCGCTTGCTGGATACCGACTGCGCCGGACGCCGATGGCGAGGTCCCGCCAAAGACGATCGCGAGAGGCGATATCGACGCCTGGCGACACCGCCATACCGGTCGCTTCATCAAGAGCTACGCCATTACCGGTGAGTTCAACATCTTCGAGCGCTGGGACAACCTGGCGCAGCGCGAAAAAGACGCTGGCGATGACCCGGAGAAGCTGCAGCCTTTCCAGAACAGCGACCTCGGCCGTGGCTACGAACCGAAGGGCGAGGGGCCGGGATGGGAATTGCTGGCTGCCCGCAAGGATAGCGAATGGTCGCGCGGCACGATGCCCGCCGGTGTGCTCTACACCACGCTGACCGCAGACGTGCAGGCGGATGGGCTTTACTGGGCGATCCTCGGCTGGGGGCCGGGGAAACGCACGTGGCATATCGATCACGGGTTCCTCGCCGGATCGACCGACGTCGCCTTCGAAGGGGCGTGGCCCAAGCTCGATCTCATTGCGGATCGGGGTGTCAGCTTCGGCGGCATCCGCATTGCGCCAGACCTGATCGGCGTCGACAGCGGCTACAACGCGGAGGCGGTCTATAGCTGGGTCAAGCGCCGCCACAACGCGCTTGCCTTCAAGGGTATCGAGGGCTGGAGCAAGCTCCCGATCGGCCGTGCTGAGACACCTGAGGTCAGGAAACACGGCACTTCGGCCGGCAAGGCGCGCCGCCACGGCATGAAGGTTTGGCTGGTGGGTACCTACGGCCTCAAGGCGGCGCTGATGAACTTCCTCGCGCGCCTGCCCAAGGAGGGCGACGGGGGCCTGCCCACCGGCTACCAGCAGTTCCCCGGCGATACCGAGGAGGAATATTTCCGGCACCTCGTTTCCGAGTTTGTCGCCACCGTCGAAGAGAAGGGCGAGATCAAGCGCGTTTGGCAACGCAAGGGGCCGAACCACTGGCTCGACTGCAACATCTACGGTTGGGCGCTGACCTATTATGCCAATCTCTGGTCGTGGACCGAGAAGCAGTGGGAAGATCGCGCCCGCGAACTGTCGGAAATGACGCGCGATATCCAGACCGATATTTTTGGCGGGCCCGCTGGCGAGATCGCCACGGCGCTGCCCGCCGCTGAAACGCTCGCCGACGAAGCGGATGCGCCCCCGGCCAAGCCGTTGCGCGCCAGCAGGCGAGACGACGGGCTCGACGCCCTCGCTCGCCTCAATCGCTAGCGCGCGTTTGGACAGTCAGCCGAAATATACGTCCTTTGGCTCGAAAGTGGCGTCGATACTATTTGCTTCAATTGGAGCATTGCTTTCGATCGCGGTGTAAACTTCGTCGCTAAAGCGGCGGGCAATCCTTGCATACTCGATCGTGTGCAGCAGTTCGACACGATTGGAGTGATGCCCGCCAAACTTCGCCTCCAAATTGTAAAATTGGATTGCGTCGAAGTCCTTAGCGAGCGCTCGATCGTCAATGTACGTCAGCACCTCATCCATGAAGTCTGCCTTTACCGCGTAGATGTCGGCGAATGGGTCGGACCCATAGGTTTCTCGCGCGATGTCTTCATGAAAAATTGGCGCAAGGCGCTTTTCATAGGCATAGGCCAGCGCCGGGTCGAAACGATCCGGGTTTTGGATGAACGCCGTTAGCAAGTTTTGCCGTTTCGTTTCGTAAATCGCGACTAGAACATTATCAGTCAAAGTAGTTCTCCCAAGCTCCGCTAGTTGGACGTCTCGCTCCTCCTGGAGCCCAGCACCTAACTATCGCACCGCGCTTGGTATCTTACCATCGGAGTCCGAAATGACCCTCGACGAGATCAACTCGGCGATTGAGAGCCTGCGCTCGGCCAAAATGGCGCGACTGACGGGCGGCGTGGTCGTGCGGACTCAGTACCAGAGCGGGTCCGTGCAGAAGGAAATGGCGACCCTCTCCGACATCGACGCCGAAATCGCCCGGCTTGAGGTGCTGCGGTCGAGGTTGACCGGCCTGCCGACCGGCAATGGACCGATCCGTATCGGCTTTGGGAGACGGATTTGAGCGCTTTAAAGCCTCGCGTGCGTGTTGCCGCCGGCGACGCGACGGGTCGTACGGCGCGGCCCGTTGCCGAAGGCGGAATCCGCCGCACCAGCTACAATGCGGCCGATCTTGGTCATCCGTCCCTGCAGGGCTGGATGCCGCCCATCCAGTCCGCCGATGCCGAGTGGCTCCGTGACCGTCCGGTTTCGATCGCACGCATCCGTGACGTCATCCGCAACGAAGGCTGGGCCAAATCCGGCGTCGATCGCAAGGTCGATATGCTGGTCGGCGGCTCGCTCCGGCTCAACGCCAAGCCCGATCCGGTGGGCTTAGGCATTTCGCCTGCCGCGGCGCACACGCTCGGCCGGCAAATCCAGTCGAAATGGTTCGATTGGGCCGAAGACCCGATCTTCCGTTGCGATGCTGAGCGGCAGTTGCCGTTTGCCGGGCTCGCCGGGCTCATCACCCGCGAGTTTGTCGGCATCGGCGAGGGCCTTGGCGTGCTTCGCTGGATCGATCGATCCGGCTGGGACTATCGCACGGCCGTCCAGATCATCGATCCGGACCGCCTGAGCAATCCGATGGGCATGCCGGACAGCGATACCCTGCGTGGCGGGGTCGAAAAGGACCAGAACAACGCGCCGATCGGCTATCACATCCGCCGCGGTCATCCCGCTGACGTTTTCAGCATGAAAACATCGTCCTTTCAGTGGGATTACATCCCTCGCTGGGATGCCATAGGCGCCTGGGAGCGGCCGAAGGTCGTTCACGTCTATGACAAGCATCGGCCGGGTCAGTCGCGTGGCATTTCCGACTTCGTCGCGTCGCTGACCAAGCTTCGCATGCTGTCGCGCTACTCGGAATCAGAGGTGCGCACCGCAGCGATCAACGCCACGATCGTCGGGGCGATTTATACCCAGATGGGGGCCGAATACGCCGCCGACCGCCTCGGCAGCGACGCTCCTAGCGACGTCGACTGGGGCGAATTCAACACGTCGCGCGCTGAGTTCTACGGCAAGCGCAATGTCATGGACGATGCGCGCTTTCTGACGCTTTTTCCGTCGGACCGGCTCGACCTCAACACCACGCCGCGCCAGACGGCAGGCTACCCGGCGTTCCAGACGTCGTTTTTGCAGGCCTTCGCCGCCTCCCTCGGCATTTCCTACGAGCAGTTGTCGATGGATTGGTCGAAGACCAACTATTCGTCGGCACGCGCCGCGCTCAATGAGGTCTGGCGCGGGGTGATGCGCCTCCGCGCCATCCTGATCTGGGGTTTTGCCGTCCCGGTCTTCGCGGCATGGCTCGAGGATGCCCTCGACGCCGGCACGGTCGAGGTGCCCAAGGGTTGCGCCGACTTTTATGATGCGCCAGCCGCCTGGCTTAACGCCGACTGGATTGGTCCGGCGCGCGGCTTCATAGATCCGGTCAAGGAAGCGCAGGCTTCCTCACTGCGGATCGATGGCCGCATTTCGACGCTCGAGCGCGAAGCCGCCGAGCAGGGTCAGGATTGGGAAGAGATCATCGCGCAGCTCGCCCGTGAACGTGCCGCCATGGAAGCCGCCGGCATTCCGGGCGTCGTCACCGATACCAAGATCGTCGCCCCGACCGACGCCCAGCAGCAGCCGGGTGGCGAACAGGGTAGAACTGGCGCTGAGAGCTAGGTGTGGTCAAACCACGACAAGCCAACGCTTGCAGCCAGCGCGATGACGGCGAACGTTGCTCTTGCGATGTGCCAGAAACGGCTGGCGTTCGCGCGGTTCTGAAAATCGAGTAGCTCTGCCTCGGTCTTGCTCTTCTCTTCGGTCGCGGCGATCGCGTCAGACCACCTCGCAAGGCTCGCCCACCCTAACTTTATGATCATGCCGCTTAGGAGCTTGGCCTGATCTTCTTGCTCCTTCAGCGCTGCCCATTGTTCCCATATCAGCGCTACGACGCCGAGAATGCCAGCGATGCCGGACCAGATATGCAAACTCGGCATTGTGGGCCCCCAACTCTCGACCGTTCCTAGATAGGCCACCCTTGTGAACCGCGCCACGGCCACGACGTCGTGCGCCAAGTCATGGACCAAATGTCATGCCTGATCTTGATCTCATCCTGAGAACGCCTGGCCGTGTACTGATGCTCGAGCGGAGCGTCGCGGAGGCCATGATCGACCGTGCGTTCGAGGAGCGCCGTTCGGGCGGCGGCAACCTGCTGACGCGTGCCTTTTCGGCCCTGACGCATCGGCCGCGCGCCGAGACTGGCGATGACGACGACGCCGATCGGCAGGTTGACCGGTCGCGGCTCGCCACGGCCTCAGTTCCGTGGGCTGGCACGATCGAATGGGCGGACGGCTACGCCATCGTCGACGGCGTCGCCGTCATCGATATCTGCGGTGTCCTGACGCCCGATGGCTATTACGACTGGTGGACCGACGCCTGGTATGGCGGCTACACCCAGATCGGCGCAGCCGTTGCACTTGCCCGCGCCGATGATCGCGTTCACGCGCTGTTTCTGCGCATCAATTCGCCCGGTGGTTTGGTCGATGGCTGCTTCGATCTCGCCGCCGACATTGCCGCCGGCAATGGCAAGTCCGCAGGCAAGCCGGTCTGGGCATCGGTCCGCGCCGCATGCTCGGCCGCCTATGCGCTCGCCGCTGCCTCTGACAGGATCCTTGCCGCTTCCGAAAGCGATGTCGGCTCCATCGGCGTCTACGTCCTCCACGTCGATGCCTCCGGCTGGCTCGCCGAGCATGGCGTTAAGATCGAGGCGATCCAGAACGGCGCCCGCAAGACCGATGGCCACGACTGGAAGCCGCTTTCGGACGATGCGCGCGCCAAGCTGCAGTCGACCGTCGACCAGATCGGCCGCCGCTTCGCTGGTGTGGTAAATGCCGGCCGCGCGCTCTCGACGGCCACCATCGCAGGGCTTGAGGGCCAGTGGTTCCTCGCCCAGCACGATGATCCGAAGCAGTCGGGCCTCGCGCTCGGCCTGGTCGATGAAATCGCCACCGAGCAGGCTGCCTTTGCCGCCCTGCAGAAATCCCTGACCAGCTCCACAGGCGCGTCGCCGGCCGGGTCAGGGTCACCAAACAATGCGCGCGCCACAACCACGGAGATAGAGATGTCGATCGCCGAACAGATCGCCGCCCTGCGTGCCAAGGCCGCCAAGGGTGATACCGCCGCTCTCGCCGAACTCAAAGCCATGGGCGTTCCGGTCCAGGCTGCCGCCGACGACAGTGAAGACGACGACGAGAATGATGAGACCGATGGCGACGGCAAGCAGAAGCCCGCCGACGACGATGACGACGACGAGGATGGCGACGGCGAGCCCGAGGCGAAAGCGACCGGCGCCGACGCCGGCTTTAAGCTGCTGAACGCCAAAGAGGCCAAGGGCCGCACGGACCTCGCCAATCGCCTCGCCCGCAAGGTCGCCGATGGCAAGCTGACCTATGGCGAGGCCAAGGACATGCTCGCCTCCGCGCCGAAGTCGCGCCCCTTGGCTGATGCCATGGCCAATCGCGACCGCAATCCCGGTAACGATGCCGGCGCAGGTCTCGCTCGCGGGGCCGGTCTCGGCGCCGCCGTCGATCGGCTGGTTACCAAGAAGCGCGCATAACCTCCGCCGACATTCCTGTCCGCCAGTCCAGCCGCCCGGTCACTCGCCGGGCGGTTTTTTTGTACCCCCCCTCGCAACCCAGCTGAAGGAGAGCGTCAATGCTCACCAGGTCCTTTTCGGTCGGCAAGCCCAAGCTTCAGACCGCTCTTCTCAAATACGAACTCTTCCCCGACTTCAACCGCGAGCAGCTGACCCTGCTGGCGGGCAGCGGCGCCGAACGCATCATCGAGCTCGGCACCATTCTTGGGCTCTCGACCACAACCGCCGTGTCGGTTGCCGCCAAGGCCGGCAACACCGGCAACGGCGTCTTTACCCTCGCCAATCCTGCGATCGCCGCCGGTACGCTGCCGGGCGTCTACGAGGTCGTCTGCATCGAACCTGCGGCGAATGCCGGTACCTTCGAGGTGTTCGATCCCAACGGCGTCGCCATCGGCACTGCGGTCGTGGCGGTCGCCTTTACCGGTGCGCTGAAATTCACGATCGCCGATGGTGCGGCCGACTTCGTCGCCGGCGACGCGTTCTTCGTCACCGTGCCGGTCGGCGCCAAGGCCAAGGCCTGGGACCCGACCGCCCTCGACGGCAGTGCGCTTGTCGACAGCATCGCGCTCGCCAAGGGCATCGCGGCGGACGGCACGGATAGCACCATTCTCGCGCTGTCCCGCGGCCCGGCGATCATCGCGCTCGATGGCATCGAATGGCCGGATGGCGTGACCGACCCCCAGAAGGCGGCTGCGCTCGCCGCCCTGGCCGCGAAGGGGATTATCGCCCGCCCCAGCTAAGCGCCCCAGTTCCTTGGCAAGCTGCAAATTTGCAGCTTGCCGCCAAATCGCATCCCCGTTGAAACCCATTCTGGAGGCGGTCCATGGACCCCGAAGATTTCGTATTCCCCTATACCGCGACCGATCTCACCGAGCAGATCAATCGCATTCCCAATTCCTATGGCCTGCTTCGCGCCATGGGCCTGTTCGGTGACGGTACACCCGTCGTTTCGACCACCGTCGAAATCCGTATCGAAGATGGCGTGTTGCGCGTGCTGCCCGCCAAGGAACGCGGCGCCCCCGGCACGGTCGGTCAGCGCGAGACGGGCACCAGCATTTTCCTCAGCGTGCCGCACTTCCCCTCGCTCGATCTCATCACACCGCAGGACATCCAGAACATGATGATCGTCATCGCGCGCACCAAGCGCCCGGCGACGGTCGAAGACGAGCTGGCGAAACGCCTGCTCAACATCCGGCGCAACCACGATATCACCCTCGAATATCTGCGGATGGGCGCGCTCAAGGGCCTGATCCTCGACGGTGACGGCACGACCCTTTACGACCTCTACGACGTCTTCGGCTTCAACAAGGTGACGGTCGACTTCCTGCTCGGCACGGATGATACCGACGTCATTGCCAAGTGCGATGAGGTCTTTCACTCGATCGCCGACAATCTGAAGGGCGAGACGATGACCGGCGTCGAAGTGCTGGTCGACGGCGGCTTCTTCAACAAGCTGATTCAGCATCCCAATGTTGCGAAATACTGGACCAGCAACCAGCTTGGCGTTGCCGAACTGGCGAAGATGCGCCGGACGGAGCTGGGTCAGAGCTGGGGCCGTTCGTTCGAGTTCCAGAACATCATGTGGACCGAGTATCGCGGCTCGGCGCCGGTCAAGGCCGCCGGCGTGGCGACGAGTGCGCCGTTCATTGCGGCCAACTATGGCCACGCCTATCCGACCGGGACCCAGAACGCGTTCGAGACGTTCTTCGCGCCTGCCGACGATATCCGCTTCGTCAATACGCCGGGCGAAAACATCTATATTTCGCCCGAAATCCTGAAGCACGGCGAGGGTATCGAGCTGAAAAGCCAGTCCAACCCGCTGCCAATCGTCAAGCGGCCCGAACTGCTGGTCGAAATCCACACCTCGAACTGACCCCCTCAACAGCGGCCCGGCATTCAACAGCCGGGCCGTTGCCTTTCCACCTGGCCGCCGTGGTGGCGCCTGGATGCAACGGCAACTCTCCGAAAGGAACACGACATGGTCACCACCCCGACATCGACCCCGCGCGGCAAGGGCAACGCCCGCAAGACGCCGCTCGAACAGTCCCAGGCCCAACAGTCGTCCACTGGGGCAGAAGAGCCAGCGGAAGGCGTCGCGGAAGATGAAGTGGCGAATACGGAGGCGGGTGCGCTGGACGGGGCACCGATCGAGAGCGACGCAGGGGACAATGACGCCACGCGCGAGCCGGACGGCGGCCAGTCAGATGCCGATGATGAAGAAGCTGTGCGGCCGGATGACGAGGTGACCATCGTCGGCCCTCAGCGCAGCGTCGTGCTCAACATTGATACCGAGCACGGCGATGCCAGCGAACTGGTGCGTATGCCCGCTGCCGACGCGGACCTTCTGCTGAAGCGGGAAGCTGCCCGTCCCGCCACCAAGGCGGATTTCGGGCTCTAGCCATGCGCAAGGAATTGGTCGCGGCGGCGCTTGAAGACATCCGGGAGCAGCTCTTCTCGGATGTGGTCTATACGGTGCTCGGGGGCCAGCCGGTGACGATCCTCAATGCGATCTACGGCGTCGAGGTCGCGACCGAAGATCAGGACTATTTCGGGCATCCTGTCCGCAACGGAACGCACGTTGCCTATGGGCCTATCGCGCTCTTTCCCGGCCTCGCCAAAGGCGATCTCATCGAAGAGAGCGCCGTCAGCTACCGGGTCGTCGACTGCAAACCCTGGGGCGACGGCCGGCTCGAATGGGCGATCAGCCTAGTGAAGGCATAAGGGGCCCTAAGCGGTTGGACCCGGCGACCGAAGGGCGCGCGGGAACAGAGCGTGGGGGAGAAAAATGCCCACCAAACTGCAGCTTCGGGCGACCGTCTTCGGCGACCTGCCGGAGTTCATGAAGGAAGAGACGGCCCGCGGTGCTTCGGCCGTGAGCCGAGGCATCGACGTCACCACGATATCGCTTAAGGCGGCGCTTCGGGCTCAGATCACCGCTGCGTTCGGCTCCCAGCGCTTGGCCAACACCTGGCAATCTGAAGAGTTTCCGAAGCTGCCCAAAACCAGCCTCGGCGCCGCGTCCGTCGTCTATTCGAAAGCCCCGCATATCATCGAAGCCTTCGAGCAGGCGACAGTCATCAAGAGCGCCAAAGGCTTCTGGCTGGCGATCCCGTCGCCCGATTGCCCGAAAGGGCCGGGCGGCAGCCGCCTGACGCCATCGACCTTTCCTGAAGACCGGTTCGGCAAGCTCCGTTTTGTCTATCGGCAGGGGAAGTCCTCGCTGCTGGTCGTTGACCAGGTGCGACGCGGAACCGGCAAGCGTGGCGGCATTCGCAAGGGCACCGCTGCCGCGATCAAGAAAGGCACGACGGAGACCATCGTGATGTTCTTCCTCGTGCCGCAGGTACGCCTTTCGAAGCGTATCGATCCTCAGTCCGCTTACGCCAAGGCCGAGGATGATCTGTTGAACAATGTCATCGCGGCGTGGAGTGAATGAGCTTTGGCCACCAAGCGCGAACAGATCCTCGTGGCGCTCCATGCGGCGTTCGGCTCGCTGGCCGGTACGGCGGTGACGCGCAACGCTCCCCTCACTGATTTCGACGCGGCGGGAAATTCTTTCGCCAACCTGATCGACGGGACGAGTGGGCAGACGGACGCCTTCATCAATCCGCCGACGTACGAATTCACCATGACGCCGGCCCTCATCCTGATGGTCAAGGGCGATGATGCTGCCGCTCGGGACGCCGCGCTCGACGCGATGATTGAAGCCGCCGACGCCGCAATGACAGCGGCCCTGGCTGACGGCCTCGGGGGGCTCGTCACCGATATCCGCGTGCAGCCTGCCGATTATGCGCCGGAAGCGCTCTGGGGCGCCGCCGATATGAAGGGCGCAGAGCTGCCCATCGAACTCGACTACTGGTCAACCTCAAGCCTCGGTTGAGGCTGCAAACCAAGGAACATCGCCATGGCCAAGCCTCGCGCGACAGGCGCCGATGCCATTCTGCTCATCGCCAAGGAAACGACTTACGGCACAGCGCCGGATGGCACCGCAGGCGGCGTCTACACGCGCCCGCTGATGAAGTCGGACGAACTCGACGGCAGCCAGGACCTCGAGGATGATCCGCTCTGGAATAACAGCCAGCCCGACGATACGGACCCGTCGCTGGGTGCCTTCGATGCCAGCGGCAATCTGGTTGTGCCGATGTGCTCGCGCGCTGTTGGCCTCTGGCTCACGGTGGCGCTCGGCACCGAGCCTGCCGATCCGACCGACAACGGGGACGGCACCTTTACTCACGCCTGGCGCTCCGGTCTCGATCTCAATTCCTACACCGTGCAGCGCGTCCATCCGAAGCTGACGACACCCAAGGCGCGGACCTCGAAAGGGGCCAAGGCAGGCGGCTTTTCCTTCCCGATGTCGCGCACCGGCCGTGCTCAGCTCACCATCCCGATGACCGCGCAGTCGAACGCCAAGGATACGCCGGCGACGGCTCGAGACGCCTCGCCGCTGACCTACGACTACCTGCCGTTTGACAACGCCACTGGGTCCATCAAGATCGGCGGCGTGCTGCTCGCCAACGTCACCGGCGCGCAGATCAACTTCACCAACAACCTCGATCCTGTCGCGACCATCCGGCCGGATGGCGAGATCGACGGCGCCGATGAAGGGGCGCGCCAGCTCAGCGGTACATTCGACCTGCGTTTCGGCACGGACCACACGGTAGACGATCTGGTCGACGCCAAGACGCCCGCTGTTGTCGAGTTCGCATTCAGCCTGCGCAGCGCGCCGACCTGGGTGTTGAAGTTCAGTCTGCCGCGCGTCTTTCTGGCGCTGGCCAAGAAGCCGATCAGCGGCCCTGGGGGCATCACTGCCACCACCAACTGGCGCGCCGCTTTCGACGCAGGCGCCGGTCACATGCTGGGCATCACGCTGCTCAACGACGTCGAGAGCTACTGATGGCGATCAGGCTCAAGCTCAAACGCGAGCCGGAGTGGATCGAGCTGGGCAATGGTGTGGCGCTGTTCTGCAGCCCGCCCACAGCGATCGTCACCTATACCGGCAGGGCACAAGCCTTGGCGCTCGTTGTCGCGCTCAAGGAGGGTGGCGAAGCGGTCACCAAGGTCGGCGGCCGGATATCCGGCCTGCCCGATCTCGGCGACCTCGAAAAGTCGACCGCGCTCTACAACTCGCTCTTCACCGTCAGCGTCGCTGAGCTGGCCGCGTCGGACTGGCGGGGTGTGAACGATCAGGATGGCGCGCCGCTCGCCTTCGACGAGAAGCTGCTCGCCGTGCTGTTTCAGGATGGCGCGATCTCCGAAGCCTTCCGGCAGAACTACTTCCGGCCGCTCAATGAAGTGGAATCGGAGGGAAACGTCTAACGGCCCTTGCTGAATGGCACTTCAGCGAGAATTTCGGCCGTAAGTATTGCGATGGTTGCGAAATGGTCGGCACGCCCTGTGCCACCACGCATCCCCGCGAGTGCCCTTACAACGAGCACGCACCCCTCACTGTCGATGGGCGCGCCGCCTGGGGAGCCTTCTGTGCCCCGCCGATCCGCCTGACCTATGCCGGGCTCGGCAGCTGCACCGGTGTCGATAGCAGCGGTGCCGAGCGCCGCCTGATCGCCGCCGGCATCGAACCAGAAATCGCCGAAGACCTGCTCGCCGCCTGTGAGACCGGGCTGCTGTCGGCATTCGCCGATGACCGAAAGAGAAAGCAAGCCGAGGATGACCGACAGGACTAAGGAAGTCGGCATCCGTCTCTCGGTCAAGGACGCCGACATTGCCAAGGCGGCGCTCGCGCAGTTCGGGTCGGATGGTGCTGCGGCCCTTAAGCGTATCGAGGCGGCCGGCACGCCGGCGTCGACGTCGCTCCTTGCCCTCAGCGGCGCGATCGATGCCAGCAAGGAAAAGGGCACCGATTTCTTCAAGGCCATGGCGCTCAGTTCGCTGGGCGGCGTCGCGGCCTTCATCGGCATCGAAGGCGCGATTGAGGGTGTCCGCTCGTCGCTCGAAAAGCTGTCCAGCATCAAGGATGCAGCCGAAGCGGCCGGCCTCGATCCGGAATTTCTGCAGAGCGTCGCACGACAGGCCGAACTGGTCGGCGTCAAGTTCGACGAAACCTCGCAGGCACTCGCCGGCTTCAACAAGAATTCGGGTGATGCCGCCAATGGCATCGGCCGCATGTATTCGCAGCTCAAGACGCTCGATCCCGAACTGCTTAAGCAAATCCAGACGGCCACCTCCCAGGAAGAGCGCGTCAAGCTCGTGGCCGACGCCATCCAGAACCAAACGGACGTGTCGAAGGCTGCGGCGATCGCGACGGCCGCCTTCGGCAATGAAGTCGGCAGCAAGCTTGTCGGCGTGCTCAAACAGGGCAAGGACGGTATCGACGCTAATACGGCCTCGCTCAAGGCCATGGGGCAGATTATCGGTGATGATGTTGTCGACCAGGGCGCGGAGCTGAACAACCAGTTCACCGCCATCAGCGAGACGCTCGAAAACAAGTTCACCGTCATCCTGGTAAAACTTGGCCCGCTGCTGACCTCAACCGCGTCGCTCCTAGCGACGATCGCCGGCTGGGTTTCTCAGACGGTCGACGCCTTCACCGGACTGTCGCTCGATGACATGCGGCAGCAGCTCGGAACGCTCGACAAGCTGATCGCCGAGGCGAAAACGCCCGGCACGATCCAGAGCATGATCTATGGCGGCAATGGTCTCGACGGCACGTCGCGTCTCGGCGCGCTGCAGGCCCAGCGCGATGCTCTCGCGTCGACGATGGCGACCTTCGAAAAGGACCACCCGGCACCGACGCCGCCCAAAACCGGCACCGGCGGCGGCATTAGCGATCCGCAGGCGGAAAAGAAGATCGACGCCGTCAACAAGTCGCTTGACCTGCAGATCAAGAACCTCGGCGAAACTAACCGCCAGCAGGAGATCAACAACGAGCTGTCGAAGGCCGGTACGACCATCGACACGGCGGCCGGGAAAGCGATCGCTGCCAAGGCCGGCCAGTTCTACGACGAGAAGCAGGCGATCGACGAAGCCAACCAAGCCGCCGGATTTCTCGCGCAAACCACGGAATCCGCCTTCGAGAGCGTGGTTGACGGCAGTGAGTCCGTGACCGACGCCATCGGCGATATCACCAAGGCCCTCGAGGCAGCCGTGTTGCAGGCGGCACTCCTCGGCACGGGACCGCTCGGCAACATCTTCGGCGGCGCACCAACCACCTCCGGCGGCACGGGCGGCATCCTCGGCAGCCTTCTGTCCGGCTTCGGACTGGGGACGAATGCCAAGGGTGCCGTCTACACCTCGGCCGACCTCAGCGCTTACAGCAATAGCGTTGTCGATCGGCCGACACTGTTCCGCTTCGCCAAGGGCGGCGTGATGGGCGAGGCCGGCCCAGAGGCCATCATGCCGCTGACGCGCGGCGCCGATGGCAAGCTGGGCGTCTATGCGGGCGGCGGCGGCCAGGTGGTCAACAACTTCAATGTGGTCAACCAGTCGGGCGCATCCGTGCAAACCAGCAAACGGCAGAACGCCTCGGGCGGCATCGACTTCGAGGCGGTCATCACCGACCTTGTCGCCAGCAAAATCGCCAAGCCGGGCAACTCCATCAACCGCGCCCTTCGCGTCGGCATGGGTAACCGGCAGCAGCTCACGAGGCGGGGCTCATGACAGTTCCCACCTGGCCCGACACGTTGCCGCAACGCTTCCTCGTCAATGGCAATCAAGAGGCGACCGGCGATGGCCGCCTACGGACCCCGACCGATACCGGCCCCGGCAAAGTCCGTCGCCGGTCGAGTGCTGTGGTCGACCCGCTCGGCGGCACGCTGCGGATGAACGCGGCCCAGCTCGCGATCTTCGATAGTTTCGTCGATAGCGACATTGCCGGCGGCAGCCTGCCGTTCAACTTCCCAGCGCCTTACGGCGCAGGCACCTGGCTCGTGCAGATCGGCGATACGATGCCGAGCCGCGCCAATGTCGGCGGCGACAGATGGAACGTGACGTTGGGGCTTGAGGTGCTGCCGTGAGCCGCACGGTCTCGCTCACCGCCCGCACCTCGGTCAACGCCGAGCGGACCGGCGAAGTGTGGGTGTTCCTGCTCACCGTCACGCACGAAACGCTCGTCGATCCGCTGCGCTTCTCCAGCGACCCGACAACGCGTTTGTCGGATGAGCCCCTGACCTATGGCACTGTCAGCCGCGGCGATACCTATGAGTTCCTCCCGCTTGATCTGGTCATGCCTGACGACAGTGATGCGACGCCGCCGGCGATCAAGCTGTCCCTCGACAATATCCTGCGCACCACGGTGCCGCTGCTGCGCTCGATCTCGACGCCGGCGAGCGTCACCACCGAGCTGGTGCTTGCTTCCGACCCCGATACCGTCGAGGTCGGCTATCCGGCGTTCAACCTGACCAATGCCGACTACGACTCCGGCACCGTGACGGTCGATTTGACGATGGACGCCCTCGCCACCGAGCCGTTTCCGGCCGGCACGTTCACGCCCTCTGGGTTCGGCGGGTTGTTCTGATCGATGGATTTCTCCGCCTTTGTTGGCCTGCCCTGGAAAGACCGGGGCCGGGGGCCGGACGGCTATGATTGCTGGGGCTTGTTCATCGCGGCGTTTCGCGCCGGCACGTGCATCAACCTGTCGAGCTATGCCGACGACTACACCACAGCGATCGACAAGGCTGAAGTCGCACGGATCTTCGCTGGTGAGCTGGGCGACTGGGCCGAGATCGAGCGTGGCCGCGAGCGCCCGTTCGATGGCGTCACCATGCGTATTGCGGGCCAACTGCATATCGGCCTCATCGTCGCACGCGGGGCGATGCTGCACATGCCGCTCGGCAAGTCTTCCGTCATCGAGCGCCTTGACCGCTACACGCCCGTTCTGACGGGCCTCTATCGTCACCGGGAATTTGCATGACGTTGCCGATCCAAGGCCCGCTGTATGGCGAGATCATCCCACCAGGCGAGGGCATTACGCTCGTGCTGGCGATGCACCCGCTTAAGCTCGACCGGCAGGTTGAGACGCTGCCTGCCGGCCTGACCGTCGCCGAGCTGGTCGATCTCGGCCGCGCGATCGCGACGACACATATTCGCAGCCGCGTTGCCGTCTACCTCGATGGTCAGATTGTACCGGAGGCTTGGTGGGCATGCGTCCGGCCCAAGCCGGGCACATCCATGCTGGTGCGCGCCATAGCAGGGCAGGGAGCCGGCGACCTGCTGCGCAGTGTCCTGGGGCTTGCCGTCGTTGCGGCTGGCATTTTCCTCGCCCCGGTCATTGCGCCGATCCTTGGCCTCTCGGCGGGCCTTGTCGGCGCTGCCATTACGGTCGGTGGGCAACTGCTGATCAATGCGCTGTTCCCGATCGCCGCGCCGCAGCTCGCGAGCAGCGCCGGCAGCACGTCGCAGACCTATTCGATCTCGGGCGGCCAGAACGCCGCCGATCCGTTCGGCGTCATTCCCGTAATCCTCGGCAAAAACCGCTACTACCCAAAGCTCGGTGCGCGCTCCTATACCGAGTTCATCGGCGCCGATCAGTATCTCAGGATGCTGTTCGTCTGGGGCTACGGGCCCCTCGATATTTCCGAGATCAAGATCGGCGAAACGCTGCTCAGCGATTTCGAGGACGTCGAGGTCGAAACGCGCTTCGGCTATCCGGACGATGAGCCCGTGACGCTCTATCCCAATGAGGTCATCCAGGATGACCTGACGATCGACCTGACCTTCGCGGCCGGCTGGCAGCAGCGCACATCCGCCACGGCGGTCGACGAAATCTCGCTCGATATCGTCGCGCCGGGCGGCATTGTCCGCATCGACAGCTCCGGCAATTCGAACAACTACACCGTGTCGATCCGGGCAGAATACAGCCCAGCCGGCATGAACACGTGGACGTTGCTCGATACCCTCGACATTACGTCGCAGTCGACCGACGCGATCCGCACATCCATGCGCCTCGTGATGCCGTCGAACGGCCAGTACGACGTGCAGGTCAAGAAGACCTCGACCGACTATTCCGGCGGCGACCATGTGCAGGAAGACGTGGTGTGGACCGCCCTGCGCGGCTTCCGCAACAGCCCGCCGATTTCCTTCTCAAAACCGCTTGCGGTGACGGCGCTGAGGATCCGGGCGTCGTCGCAGCTCAATGGCGTCATCGATGATCTCAACGGCATCTGCCAGTCGAAAGGAAAGTCGTGGAACGGCACGACCTGGCTCGACGATACCATCACCCGCAACCCCGGCGATCTCTTCCGCCTGGTGCTGCAAAGCCCCGCGAGCGCCAAGCCGGTCGACGACGATCATATCGACCTGTCGACGATCGAGGCTTATGCCGAACGCTGCACCTCCGAGGGCTTTACCTTCGACATGGTGCGCGACTTCAGCGCTTCGGTCTATGACACGCTGACCGATGTCGGGACCGGCGGCCGCGGCGCCGTGCTGTTCCGCGACGGCAAATGGTCGCTCGCCTGGGAAGAGGCGTCCGATCCGATCATCCAGCATTTCACGCCGCGCAACTCATGGGGCTTCACCGGCTCGCGCACCTATACGCAGATGCCGCATGCCTTCCGCATCAGCTTCGTCAATGAAGACAACGGCTACCAGCAGGATGAGCGCATCGTTTATGACGATGGCTATAATGCCGATGGCAGCGACGGGCTGACGGCCGCGACGCTGTTCGAGCAGATCGAGTTTCCGGGGCAGACCAACCCGGACAACATCTACCGGTTCGGCCGCTACTACATCGCCCAGGCGCGGCTGAGGCCTGAGGTCTATACCCTCAACGCCGATGTCGAGCACATCGTCAGCACGCGCGGCGATCGCGTCCGCGTTGCCCATGACGTGCCCCTTTGGGGCATCACCAGCGGGCGCGTGAAGGCCGTTGCCGGGCAGGTGGTGACCCTCGACGAGCCGGTGCTGATGGTCGATGGGCATACCTACACGCTGCGCTTCCGTCTCTCCGATGGCAGCTCGCTGCTGAAGACAGCGGTGACCGTCGCCGGTTCACAGACCGTCATCACGCTGGTCGATCTCGACATGCCCGCCGCCGGCGACCTGTTCATGGCCGGCGAGAGCAACGAGGAGAGCGTGGTGCTCCGCGTGCGCTCCATCACGCCCGACAAGGACCTGTCGGCCAAGATAACCTTCGTCGACGATGCGCCCGAAATCCTCGATGCCGACAGCGGCACGATCCCCGATTTCAACAGCCACGTCACGCCGCCCCCGGCGTTGTTCGCCGCCAAGCCGAGCAACCTCAAGGTGCGCGAGAATTTCTCCGGCACCGGCGAAAACGTCATCACCGGCGCCTTCTTCAGCTGGGAAACCACGGCCGGGCAGGACCCGCAGGGTTTCGAGACGCAGTTCAACGATGAGGATGGCGACGGCATCTGGAAGCCGACCGGCAGCGTCGCCATGCCGACCAAGGAAAGCTTCGTCACCGACTATCGCGGCGGCAACTGGGGATTTCGCGTGCGCGCCATCTACCCGAACAGCATCGCGTCAGACTGGGCGACGCTTGCCAGCCAGCCGCTGACCGGCGGCACGGTCATCGCCACGGTGCCCGATGGCTCGCTCGGCCGCGACAAGTTCGCGGCCGATGTCAAAAGCGCCCTCAACTATTTCGGCCAGGCACTGCTCGATATCGTCGAAAATCTCGATGCCGTATCGGCCGCCCAGCAGGATCAGGATATCGCCAACGCCGATGACAAGAAGCAGGTCATCGCCAACCTGAATTCGCAAATCGGCTCGACGCTTGCCACGCTTCAGTCGGTCGCCGAGACGCTGACGACCGACAACGAGGCGACGGCCGGCATCGCCACGGCGGCGCAGGCGACGGCCAATAACGCAACTGCCTCGGCGCTCTGGAAAATGGAAGTGACGTCGAGCCCGGCCGGCACCGATACCCGCGTCGGGACCTATCTTCGCACTTCGACCGCCGACGACTACGTATCGGAGGCCTTCGAGTATCTCGACATTCAGGCGGACGGCACGACCCGCAAGGTTATCAACGTCGACCTGCATGAAATTCTGGCCCGCGACGGCAGCGCCGCCGAAATCTTCGATACGCGCACGGGAAACTGGTCGGTGGGGTCAACCTCGTGACCCGTGCTGTTGCTCTCAACGACATCGACGTTGTGGCCATCATCGACAGCGCGCCTGGCGGCGGCGACCTGACGGACTCCGCCGCCCTTTGCAACCGTCCGGCGGTCGATCCGGCGAACTGGCTGGCCAACAACTACTTCAACTCGGCCTTCGACTATTACGAGCTGCTCGACAGCGTGCAGACGGTTCCAATCACGCACGCGGCGCTCGCCACCGCCTCCAACACCGTCTTCACCTCGATCGCCTTCAGCCTGACGATCAAGGGCCAGAACGATGCCCGCGACATCATCCTCTATGCCCACAACAAAGGATACGTGCCGGCCTATATGATCGCCTACAACGGTGCCCGTCTGCCGGCCGGCATGCACACCATCATCAGCAACCCTGGCACGACCTCGCAGGGCAGCCGGTGCATGTCGCATTGCGCCGATGAAACCAACATCTACCTGCACGAGACCTGCACCTCAGGGGATATCGATCTACCGGCGATCACGCTCAACTATGAGGTGATGATCTTCAACCGGCCGGAACGCGATCCCGATCTTCCACTACTGTCCTATGACAATTCCGGCACCGGCGTCGCGCTGATCGATCATGGACGCATCCGCAGCGACCGGCACTATCTGCGCAAGGCGCTGCCGAGCGAGAGCAGTTTTGACATCAACATCAATGGCCCAACGATGGACATCAACGACGGCTTCGTCCGGGTTGTCACCGGCGGCAACATCTTCGATGAGCCGGGCTACGGCGGCTCCTGGGCTGGGCCTGCCTATGTACCGGTCAGTGGTGTTTTTTGATGGGCGGCTCGTTTGGCTATCGCAACGATACGACGCCGCCGCGCTTCGAACACCTCGACGGCGGCCGTGTGGTCTGGCGCAGCGACGCCCCGCCGGCACTCCTTTTACCCGAATCTTCGTGGCTCAACTGGTCGGGCAACATCACCTGCCCGGATTTCATCAAGGGCAACGGCATCTACTACGGCTGGAACGGCCAAATCGGCGGGCTGGCGGTCTATCAGGGGGTGAGCTGGAGTGTCTTCCGGCCGGGCACCTGGGGACCGGATGAGCCGAGCCCTCGCAACATCCCCAGGGTGACGATCGGCACGGTGCCGAGCGGCTGCAATTACATCGACGTGGTTGCCAATCTGGCGCGCGTCCAGCCCCTCTATGCCGTGCTCTATACGCCGCTGAAGCAGTACCAGAAGTACGGCGAGGACATCTATCTGGATGGCGGCTGCGCTGAACTTGAAGGCTCGCATTGCTGGCGTCGAATTTTCAAGGTCGTGCTGGCGCCGGTCGACAATGGCGACGGCACCCGCAACGTCTACCTCGAGACGTACCAGTCGGTTAAATCCTCCAGCTCCTTCCTGAATTATATCGGCGGGTCGATGAAGACCGACCCGCAGAGCTACGACGGCAGCGCGACGTCCGCTTGGAACGACAAATGGACGCACGATGGCGACCCAAGCGGTTGGCTTTCCTTCCCGATCGCATCGAGCGGCAATGACATTCACTCGATGCGCGGCGGTTCGGGTCAACCCTCGACCGCCGACCCGTCCGACTGGACTACGACCTGGACGACGACGCTAAGCGTCCGTCCCGGCTACGCTCACACCTAGAAAGGGAAAACCCTTGGCCTATACGATTGCCCCAAATCCGGGGACGATCTCGATCGCCCATGGCTCGGTGGATATTACCGGTACGGGCACGAATTTCACCGCTTTCAACAAGGGCGCCCTTGTCCTCGCCGAAGGCTTCGGCATCGTCGGACAGCTTGCTGCGGACCCGACCGGCGACGAGGCCGCCACCCTGGCTTTGGCCCTGGGCGGCACGACCGATATCCCCGGCGCGGCTTATCAGATCATCCCCCAGTCCGAGCCTGCCGTCTATTCGCAGCGCGTCCGGCAGATGCTGGAAGACCTCAATGCGCGCACGACGTTCGCCAAGGAGGAGCATACAGGCGCCGGCAGCGCCACGATCACGCTGACCAACACGCCGTTCTCGGCCGATACGTTGTGGCCCGTGGTGGGTGGTGTCGAACAGCCGGGAAGCGCATTCTCCCTCGCGGGCAACGACGTGACGTTCGCTGAGGTCATCCCGACTGGCGTGCCGGTGTTCTTCTCGATGCTAACCGGCGATTTGCTGGCCGTCGCCGACGGCGACGTTGCGATAATGGTCGCGGCGATGAATGCCGCGGCTGAAGGCGACTTCTTCCAGAAGAAAAGCGGCGTCTACACGCACCGCACGCCTGCCCAAGTTGTTGCTGACTTGCCGCTGCCAGTGGGCGTGACGGACGGCGACAAGGGGGACATCGTCGTTTCCGGCTCCGGTCTGGTCTGGGTGCTCGATTCCGCTGCCGCCCTCCTTAACCTGCAGACGGCCGGCGGGATTCGCGAAAGACTTACAGCGACTCGCACCTATTACGTTCGAACCGACGGTAGCAACAGCAACAACGGTCTTTCTAACACGTCAGGTGGAGCGTTCCTGACAATTGCCAAGGCGATCGGTACCGTTCTTGCGCTTGATCTATCGACTTTCAACGTAACCATTCAGGTCGGCGCCGGGACCTATACCGGGGGCATTTCGGTAGGCGCTCCGTGGACGGGGTCCGGCAGCGTCAGCATCATTGGCGATGCGACAACGCCTTCCAACGTAGTGATCTCGACGACGAACTCGCATTGCGTTAGCGCATCCAATGGCGCTCGTCTGAATGTTTCTGGTTTCAAGCTGCAGACAACCACCGGTGGTGCTTGCATTAACGCAGACACCAATTCAAACGTGAACGTTACGGGCCCGCTGGAATTCGGGGCGAGCGCGACTTACCACATGCTCGCGCAAAATGGGGCCTCCATCGTGGTCTCAGCCAACTACACGATATCGGGCGGGGCGCTTTATCACTGGAACTGCGCTATGAGCGGTATCATCAGCGCAATCCTGGTAACGATCACGCTAAGCGGCACGCCGGCGTTCTCACAACAATTTGCGTATGCCAGCCGGACCGGGAGCATCCAATGTCACTTGAACACTTTCGCGGGGTCGGCGACGGGGACGCGATACCTGGCCGATACAAACGGCGTGATTTTCACGAACGGCGCCGGCGCGACTTACCTGCCCGGAAATGCCTCAGGGTCGGTCGCTTCCGGCGGCCAATACGCCTAGGGCAGGTCGAGCCTGAGGAAGGACGCCTGACACAAAACGGAACCTGCGGAGACTTAGGGCAGGTCGCTCTATCAAATAGTAAGTGATGATTGATGTGATGAGGGCGGTCACAAAGACCACGACGCCGAAAACGCCGAAGCGGACCAATGGAGGCAACCCCGATGTTGCCTGAACGATCGGCGTCTTCACTTCGATAAAGACTATGACGAAAGGGTGCCACAGGTAGAGGCCGTAGCTGAATTTCCCGAGCATATCCGCTGCGATATTGTTGGTCGCCTTCCAGGGTACTGTGGCGGCTGCCAACAAGAGGCAGAACAGGGGAATTCCCACCAGTTCAAGGCCCAGCGGGAAACCCAGCTTGGACCAATTTTGGGCACCAGTCAGGAAGAGCCAAATGAAGATGACTGCCGCCGCGATGGCGAGGACGGTTCCGACGAGCCTTCGCCCGTCAGGAAGAGCCTGAAAAGTTCGGTATGCCAATATCCCGGCTACGAAAAAGGGGAGTTGATTCAGCACGTTCATGTAGGCGAAATCGTCGGCGGTCAGACCAATGCGCGCAGCAATGACATTGAAGACAAACGCCACCACGATCGCCGTAGCGAGAATGACGGTTGCTCGGGCGACTGAGTTCCCAAGAGCGAGCAAAAACGGGAATGCTATGTAAAATAGCACTTCGGTTCCGATTGACCATCCGCCCCAGACTAAGCTGCCGTGCATCCCGTACACCACGTTGAACACGAAGGTGTAATTCACGATCAGCTCTACGACCGATGGGAATGCCTCGCCTATCCATGCCCGAAAGAAGATGGTCGTTGTCATCACGGCAAGGAACAGGGGCGCAATTCTGAGCAAGCGGTTCCAGCAATAGCGTCGAATAGCGTGAGCTTCGGCTAACCTACCATCGTATCCGGCACAAAGCGCGAATGCGCTAAGCATAAAAAACAGAGGGACTGCCCGATACCAGCCAAGAACTACTTCCTTACCCCAGAAATTGCCCACCTGCATTAGCGCGGCCACGTGGAAAAACACCACCGAAGCGGCGGCTAAGCCACGCAACGCGTCTAGTCCTCTGAGACGGACCATCTTGGTCGTGAGCCCCCAACTCGTGACCCGTTTTAGCTCGCCTATTGCTGAACTTCAAATGGCACGCCCTCTCTTTATCAAGGATCGACATCCATGACCAATCTGAGCCGCATCGACCCGACGATGGCGGAACTCGTCAGCGAGGTTGCTACCCGCACGGCTCTGGCAGCCTTGAATCAGGCCGCCATCACGGCCGCTTTCCTGCGGGAGTCCGGCCGCTACGGGATCTTCGAATGGGATAGCTCAAACCTGTCGGCGAAGGTCACTATTGATACTCAGCAGGGTATCTATGTGCCACCGGCGTCAGATACCAGCGGCGCGTCCGGCGCCTGGGTACGCAGCTTCAACGGCGCCGCACGGGTCGAGTGGTTTGGCGCAAAAGGCGATGGCGCGACAGACGATGCGGCTGCCATCAACGCGGCCCTGTCGACGAACCTCATCGCCCACCTTGCCGCCAACAAGGTCTACGCGATCGCTTCGACGATCAACCTGACAGCAGACGGCAAGACGCTCTTCGGCCTCGGTCGGAGTGGAGGCGTCTTTAGCAACAGCGAGCAGCCGGGGGCCGTCCTCAAATGGATCGGCGCATCTGGCGGCCGAATGGTGCAGGCAGGAAGCCTCACCTCTGGCGTCGACATGCACGGCGGTGGCCTCTTAAATGTGCAGCTGGACTGCAATGCCCTCGCCAACGTCGCCCTGCAGGTTCAGACGATCGACAGCGCCCAGTTCGAAAACCTGAAGATCCTCAACGTCAGGGACAATTCCGGGGCAATCGGGTTGTACCTCACGTCGGGTGTTGCCTCGTTCGCACCGGTGAACTGCGTCTACCGCTGCAGCTTCCGCAACATCAATATTCAGGTGCCGGGGGCGGCCAACGGCTTCTATAACAATACGGCCGCGACATCCGGAGGCGGCCAAAACACGACGTTCTGCACCTTCGACAACGTGCATGTGACGCACAAAAACGGCATCGGCTTCTACCTTTCTGGCGCCGATGACTGCACGTTCAACAATATCGCCACCTCCCGCATCGCCACGGGCACAGGTGCGAATATTTACCTCGATGGCAATGCCGTATCAGGGAAGGGCGTCTTCGCCCTTATCTTCAACCTTGTGCAAGCCGGCGTTGCGGACGGCAGCCAGTCCATCATCGCCGATGGCGCCTTCAGCCGGCAGAACAAGATGACGATCTCCGGCGTCGACGGCGTCGTCGCGCCCACGATCTCGAACGGCGCCGAGCTGTTCTACGACTATCTCGGCAGTGGCTATTCCGGCGTGCTGGCAACCGAGGCTCCGGTGCGACGTGTGCCACCCTTGCAGATCGCTGGCTACGACAGCGCAGATGCCTCCACCCTCGACCACTATAACGAGAACGTCTTCACCCCGACCGTCGTCGGCACGACCGCTGCCGGCTCCGGGACGTATTCGGTGCAAAGTGGTCACTACATCCGCGTCGGCGGCCGGGTGTTCTTCGACATCGAGCTGGTTTGGTCGGCGCATACCGGCACAGGCAACATGAAGATTGGCGGTCTGCCGTTTGCCTCGGGTGCGCGCAAGAGCGCTGTGTCGCTCAGCTTCTCCAACCTGACATTTGCCGCCGCCCTGCACGGTTACGTCGAGGCGAGCGCAACCACGATCGCGCTCCTAACTGCGGCCACGACTGCTGCAGAAGCAGCGTTGCCGATCGATACCGCGGCGACCCTGCGAGTATCCGGGTCCTATAGCACCGTTTAGCTGCGGGCACACCGCTACCCTCTAAAGGCCTCGCAATTCCGCGGGGCCTTTCATTTACGCCCCCACGCTCTGTCCGCCGGCCCCTTCGGGCCCGGCGTCCAACCGCTCTGGGGACCCCGTTCACACCATCGGAGCTTTCCATGCAGTCGAATTTTGCTGCCGCGGTTGCGCTCGTCCTCAAATCCGAGGGCGGGTATGTCGACAATCCGGCCGATCCGGGCGGCGCCACAAATATGGGCATCACCCGTAAGACGCTTGCCGCCTGGCGCGGCGTTTCCCCCTGGTGGAACCTGCCGAAGTCTGCCGTCAGGGCGCTTACCTCGGCAGAAGCCACTACGATCTACAAGGCGAACTACTGGCAGTCGGTCGCCGGCGATGATCTGCCGGCCGGGCTCGATTACGCCGTCTTCGACTATGGCGTGAACAGCGGCCCTGGCAAGGCCGCGCGCGACCTGCAGGAGGTGCTTGGCGTCACGGTCGATGGTCGTATCGGCCCGGAGACGGTCGCGGCGGCGAACGCCGCAGGCGCGCAAGCCACCATCATCAAACTCTGCGATGCGCGGCTCGCCTATGTGCGCAGCCTGCCGCAGGCAGCGACGTTCGGCGCAGGCTGGGCCAAGCGCATCGCCAGCGTGCGTTCGGGAGCGATGGCCATGGCGATTGGCGCTGTGGTGCCCGCGCCGGTCGCACCGCCTCCTGCGGCATATATCCAGCCTGCACCCGTCGCCGCCACGCACGCGATCGTCAAGCAAGGCCTGAAGGCCGCCGGATCAGTGACGATCACCGCCGCCGACATGCAGACCAAGATCGTCGGCACTGCCACGGCCGGGACCGTGCTGATTGGCGCGGTGAACACCTTCACGGCCGCGCTCGCCAGTGTGCCGCCCTGGGTGTGGATGGTAGCGGCGATCGTCGTGCTGGGCGCCGTACTCTACTTCACCAACCGGATCGTTCGCGCCCGCGTCGACGCGGCGATCACCGGCGTCAACACCGAACTGCCGCTGGTGCGTCCCCAAATCGACGCAGCGCCTCCGCCGCAGGCGATCGTGGTTGCCGATGATCCGCCACAGCCCGAGGGCGACGATGCCGCGGCCCAGCCCGCCGCTCCGTCGGTCGTCGCGCAAGTCTTCAACAGCCCCACGCCGGCAGCGGGAGCTGCGCCGTGATCGCCGCCCTGTTGGCACGCGTCGCTGCCGCGCCGGCACTGGCAGCGATCGGCGGCGTATTCGCTTGGCTATTCGGCGATTGGCGCAGGATCCTCGCGCTCGTCATCGTTGGCGCCCTGATCGCCACCTATGCGATCGCCGATGATCGCCGCGCCAAGGCCGATGCGATCGTGCTGCAGCAGCGGCTCGATGTGCAGTCGAAAGCCTTCATCACCGCCGCCGATGCCGCGATGCGCAAGGAAGATGATCGCCAGGTGGCCGCCGGCGATGCCGCAACCACCGAGTTCAACCGGCAGATGGCAATCCGCGATGCGGCTGACGCCAAGGTCGATGCCGCCCTCAAAAAGGAGATTGCCGATGAGGCTCAAACTCGAGCTGCTCAAGGCAGCATTTGTGCTCTCACTGATGCCGATCGTAGCGTGTTGCGGCCTCCGGCCGGAGCACCTCAGCCCGCAGCTCCAAAAGGCCGCCGTTGAACAGGGAACGGCCGCGGCCGGTAAGACGCTGCCCAAGTGGCCGGATCGCTGTAAGCAGGCGACGCCTCACGCCGATGCCGACGCCGCGCCTGATCTGCACGCCGCGCTGAAGCTCGAGGCCCGCCAGCTCGACAAGGCCAACGGCGACAAGGGCTGGTGCGCACTGTTCTACGGCAACCTTCAGAAGGGCCTCGCTAAGTGACGTTCGACCTCGAAACCCTCAAAGTGATTGTCGAGATTGCAGCGGCCGTCATCAGCTCGATAGTGGCCATGCTCGGTGTGGTGTGGCGCTGGTCGCGCTGGCTGGCGAGTGAATTCGAAAAGCGGGACGCCGCGAGGGTCGAGGAATTGCGGCAGCGCGATTTGGCGCTTGCGGCGGAGACAGTGCGGGCCAAGGTCGCGGAAGAAGAAGTGCGCCGCTCGATCGAGGCTCACAAACTCTTCGCCGCCGAACACTTCGCCACCGAAGAGGGCGTGGCAAAGGCGATCGAACCAATCATCAAGGCGCTCGACAAGATGACCGACCGGCTCGATCGCGTCCTGTCGGACTATTCGGCGAGCCGACCCGTCCCGCCGCGCGCCCGCGGCTAAAACCCAGAGAGTTATCATCATGCTCAGGCTTGTTGCGGGCGCCCTTGCGGCGCTCTTTTTCGTTGCGCCCGCCGCTGCCCAGCAGCTGACCGACGTACCGTGCGCCAACATCGACAATTTCAAGCTCGGCATCGTCAACGCCGGCGGCGAGGTGCTGGGCATCAAACGCGTGCCCTATGCCAATGGCGTGCTGCTGTTCTGGCGGCAGGGCAGCGGCGTGGCCGCCGCGCCGGTGCTTCCATCGGCAGACGGCACCGGCGCCTGCGTCGCCTATAAGGAGATCATCCCGCTCGGCCTCTACATGCCGGAGCGACAGCTGTGAGGGCGGCGCTCTACACGGCCGTCTGGTCGCTGCTGATCCTTGCCCTCCTCGAGGCGTGTTTGTTCCGTCCGCTGCACGCGCTTGGTGCAACCTATCGGCAGTGCGGTGTTGCGAGTTGGTACGGCTACTCCGGCCGGCCAACCGCCAACGGCGAACGCTTCAATGGTTCGAGCATGACGGCCGCCAGCCGAACGCTGCCCTTCGGCACCATCGTGCGCGTCACGGACACGGCAACCGGCCGCTCGGTCGTCGTCCGCATCAACGATCGCGGTCCCTACGTTGGCGGCCGGATCATCGACCTCTCACGTGAGGCTGCGCACCGTCTAGGGATCATTCCAGGAGGTACGGCGCGCGTCTGCTTGTCCGCGCCCGGCGATCCGGGCATTGGGAGGAAATGGGATTTCGTCAAGCCTGCGGCATTTTTGCGATAGCGACCACTTTGCCTTCAGCGTATTCTTCTGGCTGATATTTGCTTGGGGACTAAATGCAATGAAGACATTCGCCATTGTCGGCGCCGCGGCGCTCGGACTTTTGATCGCGACACCCGTGCTCGCGGCAGATCTTGCGGTTCCGGCTGCTGCTCCTGCCGCGGCCGCGCCGGCGCCAGCGGCGTCGTGGACAGGTGCCTATGTCGGTATTCAAGGTGGATATGTCTGGGGTTCGGCCCCGTCGCCGGATCAAGGCTGGGAAGTTGACCCGACTGGCGGCCTCATCGGTGCCTTCGCTGGTTACAACTATGATCTCGGCGGGGTCGTCATCGGCGCTGAAGTAGGCGGGAACTGGGACTTTGCTACCGGCTCGGTCGTTACCAATCCTCTCGGTGGCACAGAAACCTTCAAAGCTGATCAGAACTGGGATGCTTCTCTTGTTGGCCGTATCGGCGTCCCCGTTGCTGATAGCTTCCTACTATACGGTTTGGCCGGCGGTAGCATTACCCAGGTCTCGGGTGCCTACGATGAAAACCCGCCGCCCAATGATCCGACGGTGTCAACTACGGTTGGTGGCTGGACAGTTGGCGCGGGCGCAGAATACAAGCTGACCGATATGTTCTCGGTTCGTGGTGAATACCGCTATGCCTCTTATGGGAACGCTGATTTGACCTGTTCCTTCTGCGGCCACACGAGCGTAAATCTGTCGACCAACGCTGCAACGATCGGCTTGCTGGCGCACTGGTAGCCCACAACTCGGCCACGCCGCCGAGCATGTCCGGCAAGCCACCCGGACAGCCACCAGACACATTCGCGATCCACATTCGCGCGGTCGCACTCAGGCAATGCGTTCAGGTACGCGGAGGGGTACATGCCGAGGCGAAGCCCGCGGTGTTGAGCCCAGTTTGGCCGCCGCTTGTGAAAGTCCCTATTGCAGTCGCAGTGCTCGTTCGAATGGCAATATGGCGACCGTGCGCCCAGTTGGGTCGGATATTTCCAGCCAGTGCTGATCTATCGGTCCGTCTAGCTGGCCTTCTTTGACGATCGCTCGCACATCCGACAGAGCCCAGTTCCAGGCGGCCTCCAGGTCGTCAAATTCCCCGCCGCGGGTGTCCTTGAACACACCGTCGTTCTGTCGGAGGTGAAAGTAATAGTGAGGCATCGGGGCAGGCTAGGCCCGTTGGCGGCAAAAGTCCCAGAATTTCGCAGTAAGTAAAGTGAGTAAGCGACGGCCTCGGCTCCGAGTTGCTGAGGCCGTCTGGCTTCAGGCCGCTACAGCACCTTTGTCCAGCGGAGCGATAGGACGCGGCCTACTGCCCCCCGCGGGGCTCATCGGCGGGTCGTCATCATCATCGAAATACGATCGCTTGAACAGCCGGCGCAGGCGACGCTTCGCCGATTTCGCGGCTTGCTCCAGCTCTTCGCTGTCGTACTCGTCCGACGGATAGAAAGTTCTGCTCATCGCATCCTCCACAGATCACGGGCGCCCCCCGATGGAAGTCGGGGAGCGACTAGTTGGAACTGGCACGGTCAAGCGGCCGCCTTGGTTTCCAGTTCGATCTGCTTCTGAGGATCGGCCACCGGCGTGGAGGCGATGTTGATGCGGCGGGGCTTCAACTGCTCGGGCACTTCCCGGACCAACTCGATCCGCAGGAGACCGCTTTCCAGCGTGGCATTGGCGACCTTCACATGGTCGGCGAGACTGAACGTTTGCCGGAAGTCACGGGAAGCTATGCCGCGATGCAGATAGGACCGATCTTCTGCCTGCTGCTTCTGGCCAACCACGACCAGGGAGTTACCTTCCTGTGTGAGCGTGATCTCGCTGATCGAAAAACCGGCCACCGCCATGCTGATGCGATAGCTGTCATCGCCCAGTTTCTCGATATCATAGGGTGGCCAGTCGGAGCGGACTGTGCTGTCGAGCATGTCGAAGAGGCTGTCGAAGCCAACCGTCGAGCGATAGAGGGGTGTGAAGTCGAAGGTTCTCATAACCACATTCTCCTTAGAGCAACATAGGTACGAGGGACGAACCCGGAGGGTTCACCCCGGTGATCCAGCCCCAATTTGGCGGCTGGCGACAATCGATTTATTTCGCCCGTTGCGGTCTTCAAGAGGCTCCCCCAAAAAAATTTTTGGAAGGTGTAATACGCCTCTTGACGATGGCCTCTTCGCGCCAAAAATCACCGTCGCTCGTTTGTTGACATCGAACGGGAGAGCTTATGATGAACGCCTTAGTGAGGGAGCCCGGCAAGGCGGGCTCTACAACGACAGAGTTGCTTTTCGACTGGCGGGCTGATCTTGAGCGCCTCGAGGCGGCTGCCGAAGCCGCGCGCCGCACGCATAATTTCGATCCCTGGGCGCTCGCTGAGGGGGAATGCTGGCTCGATCTCATCGAGGCCGAGCTTGTTGCGCTGAGGCGCGCCCCAAGACAACCACAGTCGGAAGAATCGCGTCTGCTGCTGGAAGATTGGAGACAGCGCGCGTTTGCGGCTGTCCAAAGCCTACGGGCGGTGGCTTCGCTCGATACCCCGCAGGCGTTGAAACCAAATAATAAGAACGGGGTTTTGACCTCCGTAGCTCCGAGCCTCGAACGGCCACCAGCCTGAACAGGTGTTGCCTGGAATTATCTTCAACTTGAGGATGTAGCCATGAGGAACTTCGACACCTCTGAAACCGATGACGACCTCGTGTCCGATAGCGATCTTATCGGATACAATCGGCCCCGCGAGATAGTAAATGATCCTGCTCTCACCTTGGCGCGGAAGCGGCAACTGCTCGCACACTGGGGATCGGACATTCACGCCGTTTTTGGCGCGCCGGCGCTGAGAGCGTTTGCACGCGGACCGGCGGTGTCAATCGACGATATTCAAGCGGCCTTGTGCGAGCTGGATGAAATGGTCGATCCGGCAGCGATTGCGTCTCGAACGAGCAGCGGCGCCAGCGCCTAGTACTTCGCTGTTGGTCGAGAAGCGAGCCGCCCCCCTAGGCTGAGGGAGCCCTTGAGGAAGCGGCTCGCTATGAAGCCTCGAAAGGGAGTTTACCAAACGAGGTTTCATAACTCACCTTATCCCGGAAAGCTTGCGTCAGCCTTACATGTCAGTCGCCGACCGAACGGAATTCCTGACGACTAACATTCAACAAAGGACGATGGAGGAGGGTACGCTGGCGCTCAAAGAATAGCTTAGGGGGGTCGATTCTGACGAGCGAGCAAATAGAGCACGAGGTCATCGCGTATATCGAGAATCGCAGCCTCCGAGATGAGCCAAGTACCAAGTCGGGTTTGCTGCAGAGCCTCGCTGAGGCGGGAACGCCCAAGCCCCATATCCTGGCTGCTTTGGACCGATTGATCGATTCTGGCGACGTCGCGCTGGATCTGAACGGATCGCGGCTTACCCTGCAACGACATCGTTCATGACCGGCAAGACGAAACAGCCGGTAAGAGGCCTATTCGACGAATGCGACGCCCAGCTCAGACGGCTGGGCGCGTTGATGATTCAATGGTCCCCCTTGGGTTGGTCGAGCCTGACGATATGCCCGGCCGGGAGCGAGCGCTGCATGCGAATCGCCCCCTCTGGCGGCAGCGACAGCCATGCGTCGACGCCTTCCTGGCTCAGTAGCACCACGGGCATGCGATTGTGCACCTGGCTCACCTCGGCGTTCGCCGCCGCAGTGATGATGGCGTAGCCGTCGAGTTCCTTGAAACCTTCGGCCTGAGATCGGACTGAGCCCCAGCGCGTCCACAGGCCCGCGAGATAAAACGTCGCACCGCCGCGCAGGCCAAAAGGGATCATCTGGTGGGTTTCGCCGACTGTGTCGCGCTCGCCAAATTGCGTCACCGGGATGACGCAGCGGTGCTCGACGCCCATGAACTGCCACCAATGGCCATAGGTGAGGCTGGCGATGTTGACCTGTCCACGGTCAACCCGTTGCTTTGGCCTGAGCTTGGCCAGCGGCGTCGGCATGCCCAGCCGGGCATAGGCCGTCTCCCTGGCGCCATCGGGGCCATTGCGGATGATCAGCGTATTGGTCTGGCGGTCGAACGGCCGTGGCAGGTATGACGGCGGCAAGTCGGCGCCCATCGCCTGCACGATATCGCGCATGGCCTCGGTGGTCGTGTAGTTCGCGCCCTGCTCGCACATCAGCGCGGTTCCGGCTCATAGCCGAGCTCTGCCTGTTCCTTTCGGCGCAGTTCTTCCTCCCGCTCTGCGTCCGCAATGATCTCGTCAAGCGTTGGCGCGCCCGAGGGCGGCGGGGGCTGTTCGATGAGCGCATCGATCATCGCTTCGAATTCTGGCGGGACGCCCTGGGTCGCGGTCATCGTGGGCGCTTTTCCAGGGCCGCCAGCTCATTGGCCTTGTCGCGGCTGCCGCCGGCATCCTGCAGGATCGCCCGCGCGTCCGCGTTTGAAATGCGGTGCTTCTGCGCGAAGTAGGCCACGTCGTATTGCTTTTGCCCTGCCATCCGGCGCCGATCGGCCGGCCCGATGGTCGATTTGCTGTATCCCATGGCGTGCTCCTTGCTTGCCGAGAACATAGTGGCGTCCCGCCTGTTCTACCACAATCCCTCGGGGCTTGTTCTTATTTTGTTCACGGTGCTATGGGTAGCTGCCTCAACGGACGGAGGCCACCATGGCGATCGGCATTCAAACCAACATCGGCAACCGCATCAGGGCGTATGCCGGGGCCAACCCGGACGCCTCGCCGACCGACATAGCCCGTCACCTCGGGATCCAGACCGTGCGCGTCAAGAACGCGCTCGCGCATCCCGGCAAGCGGCGACCGAAGAAATCGGTCGCGAGCTAACGCCATGCTTGGCCCGCACATCACCCGCACCTTCTGGATATTCGCACCGCGCCCGCTGATCGATTCGATCATGCTCGACGAGGAGATGTTTCGGACGTGGATGACGGCCACCTATCCGGAATTCACCTTCAAGGTACGGTCTTGGGCGTCACCGACCGAGGCATTTCCCTCGGTCGAGGATGGCTCGCCGCCCAGCCTGCCTTACCCCGGAAAGGATTTGCTGGATGGCCTGGCGGCGCGCGCTGCTGCCTTTCCGGGATGACGCATGGCCCGATGGCTCACCACGCTCGGCGATGCCCGTGACATCGGCCAGGAGCTCGTCGCCGTATGCCATAATGTCGCGTGCCGGGCGCAACGGTTCGTCGACCTGGAGAAGGTGATCCATCATGTCGGTGCGGCCCACTTTCTGCTGCCGGTGCGCGGCGCGGTGCATTTCAGCGAGCGCATGCGCTGCCCGGCCTGCGGCAGCCGCGGCGCCTTCATCTGGATCAATGAGCCCAAGACGCCGTCGCCCTGGTTCGGCAACGCCGAGCAAAGCCAGGTGAACCTCTGGGGCCAGTTCAACGACAACACTCTTGAAACGGTCGTCGCTAGAACCTCGCGGCTCGAGATCGGCTATGCCGCCTATGAAGGGGCTGTCGCGACCTATCCGCGCCGCCACATCACCCTGCAGGAAGGATCGCACGTCATCCTCGACAGCCGGCTGAAGGTCATCAAGGGCGGCCGGCAGGTAAGGTGATCAGCACCACGGGTGCTTGTGGCCGTCCCATTCGTGCGCCAGCCCTTCGGCCACGAGTTTCTGCCCCACTGACTTGCCATCGATTTCGAGTATGCGCAGCTCGCGGCCATAGACATCGTGCTCGCGGCTGCCGAGCTGCACGACAGTGAACCGCGCGCCATTGAGCAACGCCTGCAGCCGCAACGTCGCCTTGTCGCCAAGCGCCTTCTCGGCAGCACAAAAGTAGTTCTCCACCTCGGGCGCATCGATATCCTCAAGCCGGATTTTCTTCCCGTCGAGCCAGAGCGTGTCGCCATCGACGATGCAATTGGTACGCCACCCCGAGCCGCAGATCGGCAGGTCGCCGGCCGTCGCCTGCCCAGCCAGCATGAAGGTCAGCAACGCAGCGATAACTGTGCGGTTTCTGTGCGGCAT